GACAGATTTGTCATCATCGACAGATTTGTCATCATCGACAGATTTGTCATCATCGACAGATTTGTCATCATCGACAGATTTGTCATCATCGACAGATTTGTCATCATCGACAGATTTGTCATCATCATGGTTTAGTTGAGATGTATGAACCATCCTAAAATCTCCCCATCCATCATAATGCACAACAGAATATTTCGATCGTGGTTTCGTTTTCATTGTAATAATTGCAATAAAGATGTATGCAAATATGCTAATAATAAACAAAACCAACAAAGCTAACCAAAACATTTTAAATTCCGTAATGTTGAAAAAAGAAAATAATGAAAATGATCTACAGACTAGGAAGACAAGCTGACAAAACCTCCTGTTTTGGTCGATAGATCAAAATTTTCCTCGATGAACGAGATAACCTCAGCGGGGTCAACAGAATGATGAAATACAATATTTGGTCCATGTTGATCGAGATAAACAGCACTTAAATTTCCAAACCGTTTTAAGTTTGTTGACACATTACGTCCACATTCATGGCTCCCGCACTCAAATTCACGCTGTGAAACCACGGGCACTTGACTGCCGTGTCTAATTAAGGTGTGAAAATGAACGATGCAATCATAGTCGATATGATCATGGAACACAATACGTTGCGACTGACCTCCAACAGATGGTTTTGCACCATAAGCAGTTACACTGTCGGGCCCATCAGTAATGACTTTCACCAATCCATTCTTTGGAAGATCATTGAAATCAGTTTTGCGAATAGATGTAAGGAATGTGTCTTCATCTAATTTGCAAGCAAAATGTCCAGCGGTAGAGCCATTGAATGGCTTGTATGCTCTTTGTGCGATGCAATAATCCACCACAGCACGCAGTGATGGATAAACCAATTCAGAATTCCACGGAATTGGATCGCCAGCCACTACTGTTGAGCGAGTGAACATTAAATGACTACGACACTTTGCTATCTCAACCAAACCGACAAGAGCCTCCATGCGATCGGTAGTCACATGGTATTTTGCCTCTTCAGGAGTAATGACCATATTCAATCGTGTCTTTTCATCATTTGCCAGAACAAGATTACACGATGCTCTTTTACACAAATCGAGTCCGGCAATATATTGCTCCGATTCAGTCAGCCCGCAAGTTTGTTTAAATGCCACTAAAAATATGTCTTTTCGCTTCTTGCGAATCTTCATTACAATTTTTGGAAGAGCAAACAATTCTAAAGAGATGGCTTTGTTTTTATGAGTCGAATATCTCTCGCCGTGCTTGTTGTCGTCTGTGCTGCCGAAATCAACCAACGCAGCATTCAAAATAATAATTCTAGTTCGATCATCATCAATCAGTTTGTCGATCAGACTCTCAATGTCTCCATTTGTTTCAAGATCGCCTCGACCAGCGTTTGCCATTTTTGTAAGATGAAGTCGGATCTCCAGTTTGGAGAACTTTCCAGTGCAGATTTCATAGAGCCTACGAGCAGTGCCGCCATAAGCTGGAGCACAAGTTGCTAGATGGGATGCCAGATGGCTGACAGTTCCGCCGCCAATGATGTGAACAATTTTATTGTCCATAACGAAATTCCTTAAAAATTTAGAGGTTTCATGCCTGAGACTTTGCGACCAAAATCTTTTCTGACATGTCTAATTCACCGGAGTATTCAACATAATCACGTACTGCGTCTGGAGTGGATAAAAAACTTTGAGGAGTTGGCTCACCAAGTAGTTCTTGCATTCCTCGGTCGTACAAATGGAACCACGGTCCCATGACGCCATCGTCCAAGAGATCTATTTTTAAGTAAGCGTCTTTGTTTGCCCACATTGGTCGTCGCAATCTACTGATTCCAGATTTCGCTGCGTCTGAAAGCTTCATTTAAAGAATCTCCAAATTTACACGATTATAGTGTTTTAAATAAGCTTGTCCACTGTTTTGACACAATGTTGAATTAAAATCCTTCCTGAAGCCAGTTGTGAGTGCCATGTTGTATTTCGCAGAATATGGCAGGTAAATTACTGACATGCCTTCTCCATTGAGGTCCAAGACGACTGACCATTCGTTCCTCCCACAATTCTCGCTTTTCTGTTTCGGTAAGTTGTGCATAAACTATTCTTTCTGGCAAATCACCAGAAATTCCATACAACATCATTACTTGATCAGAAATTTTTCCTTGCTGATGAAGCTGTGCCATCCGAATCGCAGTTCTATTTTCTTTCATGCGATAACGATCTGACACTTGCTCGTTTTTGAACATTCTGGTTCGATTTACAGACCACCTTGAAAATTCATCAAAAACGCCTCTTGCTGAAGGCGTCAGTTCTTCTTTGGAAATTCTTCCAACCACTGCCAAACAAATTGGAATATTTTCTTCATATTGAATTTTAGAAATATATTCATCTTGTTCTGCGACTGAAATATCTGGATAGCGACTTAGCATAGCCAAAATCGTTGTGTCATTTGTCGAAATCAAAACCCCTCCTGCAACCAATTAATTTTTTGATGATTATTTCCAGCCTCGTAATTAACATAAAGATAATGTTCGCTATGTGGCTCATCATCAAACACAGCAGTTATCACTCCTGTAAGTTCATTTAATTTCCAATCACCTCCGTCACGTAAACAAATAAAAGCAGAGGCTGGAGCACTGTTATTATGTAGTGTTCCTGCTAAAGAACCTTGAATAACAGGAGTGGAATCCAAAGGCTCATATTCGACAGTCCATTGATCTCCATTCCTAGTTTTTAGCATGAAATTGGGGACAACATATTCGTTGAAAGTATATGAATACATGACGATCGGGATATTACCGATTTTCATGTTATAATGCAAATTTTGTTATTTCACAAGGAGTTACAAGCTTGTTTCGATCATCAGCATCCGACGTGTTATTGTTTTCCATGTTAATTAATCCCGAAAGCATCGCAGAATTGATCAGTTACTGACAAGATTTCATCGGAATCAATAAGTTCTTCCATTGCCCATGGCATGTAAGTTTGAATGGCGTCAAATCCATGCAATGCTCCCAACATTTCGCCAACCATTTTTGCGTTAGTGTCAGTATCTCCACCAGCCATAACTACCTGCTCCAAAATTTGGAAAGAAAACGGGTTTTTCAAAAACCACGCATATGAAAACGGCAAGCTGTCATAGACATAACATGAACCGTTACCAAATTCTGTAATGATTTGTTCTTGAGACATAGATGGAAGATCGTCGCAAAGACGAATTAAATCCATCATTCTTGTTTCAAGTCTATCAGGAGCGTCGTTGAGATGAGATACATCATTATTTAATTCTTCTGCACATTGTGAAACAATTTGGGCAAAGTCAGAAGGATTAAAAATTGAAGGCGTGTTTATCAAACATACATGAACAGCATTTACATGGCAATAACATGCTTTAGCGGACATCTTTGAGTAATGTGTCATCGCTGAATAATCGACACAGAATTTGTCAAAATCAAAAAATTCAATTAATGATTTTCCAATCGAAGATACATACCATGCCGCTAATGGTGAGCATTTCATTGGCACGCCATTGCCAGTGCCACGATTAGCTTCAGTTGTTTTTCCGGAGAGCGTCCAGTGAACGCCATTGGAAAGACGACGGATGGCATCACGTGTTGTGTGTCCCCAGCCATCCGTTGTCTTTTTCATAGCATCACAATGAGCCTCGGCTATGCCTTTCATGTAATGGTCAGCAAAATCTAGTTCAGAATTTGCCTTATTTTGATTTTGACCAATCACAAAACCACGCATTGTAGCAAGCGTGAGTTGTGTGTCGTCTGTCGTGCTTCCAGCCGGAGTTTTCTCTGGATCAAACCACTTGTGATTTGTTGGAGGAATAAATCGTTTGATACCTTGAGGATAAACCTCAAGGATCTTTTCTGGACTCCAAGTTTCGACAGCCATTCCGAGTGCATCGCCAATAGCTCCGCCGATGATCATTCCACGAACTTTATTACGATTCACGTTACTCTCCAGCGTTGAAATTTTGCCAAACAAACTTATTGTATGTCACTGGAGCAACTATGTAAAGCAAACTTGTGCTTTGAATGACAATAATTCATCTGATGTTTTGCTCCAAGATTTTGCAACAAAATTCAGATCGTATGAACTTTTCATGGATTCTTCTACGAATTTTTTTGTACCCATTGACGATGGCGGGCAAAAACTGATTTTGTGATTAGGGTAACTAAGACCGGAAGAGGTCGTAACCATATTTGTTGTCATCTTTATATTTCTACCATTTACTGGATCTGTGATGTCTCCAAGTGGGTTAACTTCTGCAAGGCTTCCAACGATTCCTTGTACAATTTGCTGATGAACAGCACTGCCAGCGGAGAACATCTTAACTTCACCATTATGTAAGACATTATAATAGAATTTTTCAGTAGGCTTAAAATACTTTGATTTGTTATCTCCATTTTCAAAAGCATCACATAAGGGACACTCGCCTGACCATCTATTTTTTATAGATGTATCAAAATGTTTTCCACATTGAGCAACTTTGCAATTTACATAATGTTGACGACGTAAAATATGGATATTAGAACTGTTCAAAATTGGCAAAATCCGAAACTCATTTAGACCAACTTCCGGCATAAAGAAATTTTCTTTAGAAGTCGATCCAACAAACTCTCTATGTTTCATCTTTTCTTTAATATCGTTCCATTCATCTGATGTAATTGAAACATGATTTTGAGTGCTGGCAGTGATGTGAAGCTGAGGACAGAGTCCAGCGTCCTTCACCTGAACCCATGAGAAACCCCGATCGCCACCTAAAGTAGCAACATGTTTAAATTTATTTTCAGCCTTATCAAAGCTGTAAACCTTTTCTGAATCTTTTACTAAATCTTTTTCTGAATCTTTATTTACATTCGATGATGTGGGATCGATCTGAAGCTGAGGCCAGAGCGGCCACAACCATGAGAAACCCCGTTTAAATTTATTTTCAGCCTTATCAAAGCTGTAAACCTTTTCTGAATCTTCACAAATTGGAAGACAATGATCCTTGTCAGCAGTAAATTTTTTCTGACCATTTTTTTTGATCAGAGATACAATAATGAAAGAGATAAATCCAACGGCGAACGGCAACAAAAACAATATAAACATGTAATTATCCTAATCCAATGACATACAAAAATAAAAACGAAAGGTCGCAACGGACCTTTCATTTGCGATTCAGAACACTGAAATTTGAGACGGCATCACAGATGTTCCACAAAGAAGCCTGAAATAACCAGTTGACTTATCCATCTCAACGGTCAGGAATTCAGTAATTTCATTGCCTGCTACATCGTCTGTTAGACGAGAATACTCCCAGTAAATCACATCTTTGTGTTCAAGTTCTTCATCGTCGATGGTTCCATCCCCGTCTACGTCCCGCAGGACAGTCAAACGAGAATTGTATGGATCGATGACATCTTCTACACGCCAATATTTATATGGTTCCTCAAGAGCGTTTCCTTCGTCATCTTCCGTAAGCTTAATTTCACCGCTTGGATCGCCAAGACGATCTTTGTAAAACGTCTCATCGTATTCCATTTCATTGTGCAAATACAACTTTTGCACTCGCATTCCGTTGTCAGCTTTATCATCGGATAAAAGCCGCAATCTCAAACACACTGGGTCGTCGTGATAAAGACTGATTCCTTTGAGGTGATAGTCTGTATGAAAGAAGTCTTTTGAACCAATCCTTGTCTTGTAGACAGAAATGCTTTCAACAACAAATTTGATACCAGCGATTTCAGGTTCATGTTCAAAAGTAACTGTACAACCAACTTTGGCTTCGAGCGGGTTATGATACTGCAATTCTAATGGTCTCATGTCTTTCTGATTCCGACCAGCTAGAACTTCAAACAGTGTTCGACTGCGACCATTGGCTGATAACATATTTCATATTCCTTGTTGCTAGCGACAAATTCGACTATTGATTGTCCTGTGATGTCACTTGCTGTTCTGCTTCCAGCCAGAATTGGCGAGTGGAATCTTCGTCAACAGGATTCCCACCTGTTTGCTTTTCCCAGTTGAGATAAGCGGCAATCCGAACCTGCTCTGAAGAGAAGGTTTTAGAAATTGTATTGTTGAGATCACAATCAACAGTTGTTTTTGACTTTGGCATTTTCATTTCCCCAATCTGGCATTAAAAAATCAAGAAGCACACCGCACACACGATCACAAAATTTTACACTAGAAAAATCCCTGAGTCAATGTCACACATTCTGAATCATGAACATTCCGATGTCACCAGTACAATCGTCAATTGAAAAACAGATTTTACGATGAGATATTCGACATGTAAAGCCTGAGATTTGAGGTTTCTGGTTAAAGAGTTATCGGCTATAATCCTACATATCCAAGGAAGGGCAAAATGGACCACACGACGGTGTTACAGGCAGACAATCTATACGGACGATTGGTTTCGACAGATCGAGACCTTCTCAACACGCTTCACGAAAATCTCAGGTTTCGTCCGCCCAATTATTGGCACAACATTGCTTACAAGAAAAAGAAGTGGGATGGATGGAAAGAGTTTTTTGATCTCAAAACCGGAAAGTTTTTAACCGGTTTGCTGCCAGAGATCATGGGCGCTCTACGTGTGTTAAAAAAACCATACACATTCATTGACGATAGAACGCCAACAAAATGGCTCAATCAATCAATTGACGATCAATTCCTTAATCAATGTCTTCCTACAGGAATGAATCCAATCACGTTGCATGATTATCAGCCAGACTTAGCAAATCAATGTTTCAAGCACAATCGTGGAATTGTTGTGGCACCAACTGGAGCAGGAAAGACGTTCATTTTAGTTTCTATTCTAAAGTCATTGCCGCCAAAGACTCCAGTTTTATTTCTAACAAAGAACGCCAGCTTGGTTCATCAGAACTGGGAAGAAATGAATAATTGGGGAGTGCAAGGTCTTGGAAGATGGTATGACAAATACAAAGAACCAAACTTTGTCATGTGTGCCACCGTTCACAAACAAACATTTGAATCATTAAAGAATTTGTTGCCAAAATTCAAAGTGTTGCTCGTGGATGAAGTTCATGATTGTATGTCTGATGTTCCAATTCGTGGCTATAAGAAAATGTCCAATGCGGCGATACGTATCGGATTCTCGGCCACTCCGTTCAAATGGGATAAAAAGAAAATTGATCAAGTCCACAAATACAGTGTAAAAGGATATTTTGGACCTGTATTTAAAACAACAACAACCGAAAGTGGATTGCTTACAACAAAAGATCTTCAAGAAAGAAATATTTTGTCAAACAGCAACTGCTTTGTGTATCCCATTAACAATCCAAGTCTAATTCACGAACCATATCAAGATGCGGTTAAACTTGGCATCGAACAAAACTTTCATTTTCATGATGTAGTAAAAAATCTTACAGCTACTTGTCCGGGAAGAACATTGATTGTTGTCGAAAGAATTGAACAAGGGCATTATCTTGAACAATTGATTCCGGGATCAAAATTTATTCAGGGAAACAATTCTCTTAAAGAAAGAGAACCGGTAATCAACGCTTTGAAAGAAGGAGATAAATCAGTTGCAATTGTCATGAGACAGATCATTACTGCTGGGATCAATATTAAAATTCATGACCTGATTAACGCTGCTGGCGGCGAAGGAGCACACAACGTAATCCAGTTGATGGGACGTGGATTGAGAACAGCCAACGATAAAGAGAAACTGAGATATCACGATTTTATGTTTAACATCAATGATTATCTTCGCAAACATTCAGAATGGAGAATTGAAGTTCTGAAGAGAGAAGGACACGATGTTGTAATGTTAGAAAATACAAATTTTTAAGAACATTAGAATAAATTTCGAACGGCGGGAAATCGCCGTTCGAAATTTATGTTCACTGATTGCAACAGAGGACATCAAACTGCAAATAATTTATGACACAGAGTCAAATCCGTGTTGTTCCTAAATTTATTATTTAAGCCCTTTTTTTTCTAACTCAACAAGTTCATTTTTCCACTTAGCTCGTTCTTGTTTGACTTGCAACGGTGTCACTGAATTGTCAAACAACAAACTCTTTCGAGTGCAGTTCATCAGTGCCTGAAGTGTTTGATAGCGACGTGTGTCCTCAATGTCTGGTTGGAGAATATCGTCTGCAACTTCAAGTGCTTGTTCAACAGTCTTACATCCTTTTGATTTTATTCGAGACCTAAGAGCAGAAAATGTGGCGGCTGAATAGCCGTCAACTGCTGCAAGAATTAGAAAAAGATCTTTTTCTAATTCTATGTCACGAAAAGCCCAAGAAATAAAATCAATTTTGTCTTGTCCTTCTGGGTCAAGAATCGGAATAATTAAATCCATACGACCCGGTCGTCTAATGTCTGGAGACAAACGATGAATTCTTGCTGTCATAAGGAACCAAATTACTCTTCCTTTAAGACGAACGTCACTCATCATCGCTTGAATCTTGCCTGTCAGACGTTTTTCTGTGCCGCCTCCACTGTCATCTTGTATATCTCCAAATTGAGTGTCAGCTTCATCCACAAAAATAACAGCCTTATGGAATGTCTCTAACAAACGACGCAGACGCTCAAAAATTTGATCAGTTTCTCCAAACCATTTTGATCGAATAGCTTTAAGAACAATAACTGGAATTCCAAGTTCAGAAGCTACAGCTTCACAAATAAATGTTTTTCCGCTACCAATTGGTCCACCTACAGCAGCACCACTAATTGACCCATCCATAAATCCGGGAATGAGTTCATTCTTCATGAATGATTTAACTCGACTAAACCCAATCACATCATCCAATTTGTGAACAGGACGTTGAAACTCAACGACCCCTTCTCCAAGCTGTCCGATCATGTATTCTTCGACTTTTCCGCTGATGTTTGAAGGAGACAGATCTCCAGATAAAATAAGCTGTCGAATTGCGTGGATCGACAAGCCAGATGTTTGATCTGCGACAATCGTTGGGTTGATGGTACAAAATATTGTATGTACGTCAAAACGCAGTTCTCTAAACCAATTGATAAAATCCAGACGTTCCGAATGATCTGGAAGCGGTATATCAACTGAAAGTACATGTGGCAGTCGAGTGACTCGACTATGCAAAGCAGACCTTGATTCTGAAATCAGAACTACGCTATCTCCAGCCTCCATAAAAAAAGGATCACTGAACCAATCTTGGATAATCGCAACACGCTTGCGATCAGACAGCGACATTCGACTAATCTCTTCCTCTGGCAGCAACATGTCTGCTGATTCAATAAACATCAGAAGATTGTTTCTGGAAGTCTTACTGCGACGATTACACTCTGCCATTTGACGCAGTAATTCTAATGCAAAAGTCGCATTGGAATTACTTTCGCTGAGTCGATCATCTAATGATTTTTGATTTGAAGAAGACCAAATTCCTTTGAATTCATCGGCACATGGACCAACGATTTCAATTGGATGATTTAACTCAAACAAAATTTGAGTGATACCCTTGCTTTTTGAATCTGGATCAGCTTTACACTGAGAAGATAAAAAAGGCATCAAAGGAACATATTTTTTTCCATCGAAGAAAAGATCGTGTACATTACCGGTCAAAATAATTGACCTAGATTGTCCGCTGTTGATGATCTTTTTAAGGGCTTTAACAAAACTCATGTTCTGATCTTCTTCTTATTATGAATTCTCTTGCTTCGAAGCGACTTTTTTCTGTTTTGCGATCGCTCATAAATGTTCCATTTATGCGAAAAAATCTTTGGCCCAAGAAAATTTCATTCCTGCTCTTGTAGAACAAGTTTGGTCTGTTGTTTGATCACCAACAAGAATACAATCTGCTGGATTTAGCTTGTACTTGTTGATAAAATATGCAGGAATGCCAGTATGTGGCTTCCTACAAAAACACTTTACAGGAGGGATGTTGTGAGGACAAAACATGAATTCAATTTCATGTCCCAAAAGTTCATTCGTCTTTTTAAAACAATCAATCACCTTCTGTTCATCAAGTCCTTTGGCGATAGCAGATTGGTTTGAAATGCCAAGTAGCAAATATCCTTCATCGACATATTTTTGTAACCGCTCTGTGCGGCCCGGAAGAACTTTCACGTCAGATGTTTTTTCTGGCCACTCTTTTTCACCAACGCTCACACGGAGTGTTCCGTCATAATCTAGCAGAAGAGCTTTGTTAGTGTAATCAACAGGCCACACACGAACAAACTGACGTTTGTCGATGGAATCAAACCCTTCAGTCAAAGCAGGCTTTTCAAAAATCTTTCTATAATTAAAAAGTGCTGCTGGAGGAAAGCAGTTTGGATCTTTGATTTTCTTGAAACCTTCTGGCTCTATCAATTTTCCATACTTGCCAACCATGCGAAGACAAGCATTAAATTGCGCATCTTCAAAACTTGTGGTCAGCCAAACACAAGTGACAGACGCATTGAATGATTTGGCTACAGCAATTATCGACTTCCGACTTTCAATTGTTGGATATGTGTTGTCAAGAACAACATCATCTCCATGATCAAGAGAAACACGAGCATATTCTGCTTGACTTTCAAGAGTTCCTCCCATCTCATCACGATTGATGCGTTTGTATCCAGCATCAACAAACTCTTTCACAAGCGTGCTTTTGCCAGAAGCGTTATAGCCAATAACCAAAACAACTTTAGCCATTATTACACCGTTCTAAGAAAAGTTTTTCGCATGTGGCAGTAGTAATTTCTGGATCAATCGGTGACGACTTTAGGTCCAATCTTCTCAACGGCAATATCAATTATTTTATATCTGATTTACGTTTAATCAAAATTCGACCCAACGTACTCAAACACACTTCTGTTGCTATCTTTTGACGAACAGAACGATCAACAACACTAAGATGATGTTTTACATTTTCTTGAATCTTCAAATTGCCTTTTCTCGTTCTACGCATGACGCAGATGTAAATTACTCCATCTTTATCTGAAGGAGTATCAGGTCCAAAGTGACCGACAACAGACAGAGCCCATGACGCTTCTGGAGTCTTCTGTAAAGCTCCTTTAGCCATTTCATTGGCGACTTCTTCGCTTTCAGTTGTGTGTTTTGCGATAGTTCGGCAATCAACTCCCAACCACTGTTGCTTGCTATAAGAACGATAAGAAACAAATGAGCCACACAAATTTTGTGAAATTCCGGGCAAACTTGCCAGAGTAGCCGAAATCTCTCCGCCAGTGCAACTTTCTGCAAAAACTACCTTGTCATTGAGTTCTACAAGACTTTGTTGAATACTTTTGGCAAGACTGACATTTGTTTCATTTGATCGTTGTTCGACAGCTTTATTACTCATGACTTATTCCTTTTGTAAATGCAACGCCAGTTCCGACCCCGTTTTCGAGGTCATTCCAAAAACTAACATGAGCATTGCGCTCAACATTGTCAGTCCCATTTAAAACTGAATTTCTCAATTCGTCACGCATAGTGATAAATCGTGTAATATCTTTTGGTTCGTCTGGATGAAATGTTGGAGCAGCTTTATCCCAAACTTTAGTTGAGCCTAGCTCTTCCCCAAAATTTATTTTTTTCATATATTCGTGATTTTCATACCAGTTTCTTGACAGCCCAATAACTCGATCAGAAACGTAAAATGCTTCATTTAACTCATGAGTTATGATGATGACAGTCCAAGGTGGATCTTCACCGCTCTTAATGGCTATCAAATTTTCCTGATAAAGTTTAAGCAGCATTAACTGTAACTCTTCACGAGTTGATTCATCAAGAGCACCAAATGGTTCGTCAAGTAACAATATTTTTGGCTTCATTACAAGAGCTTGTGCAATCGCAACACGCTGTTGCATCCCGCCAGAAAGCTCGCCGGGATACTTATCATGAGAATCTTTTAAGCGAAGCTTTTCCAGCATCGCCTGTGACTCCTCATGCTGTTTCTTTTTAAGCGGCAACCAATGCCAAGGCATGAACGCACGATGACGAATCTGAGTTTTGTCAAGCTTTGGACCAAATGCTACATTTTCTTGAACGGTCAAAAATCGATACAATCCGTATTTTTGATACACAATTCCAACATTGCGATTTGGTCCAAGAACTCGAACGCCATCTGTCTCTACCACACCTTCTTTTGGTGGTTGAGTTCCAAGAATGGCTCTCAACAAAGTTGATTTGCCACATCCACTAGGACCAACAAGGGCAACAAATTGACCCTGTACAATTTTTAGATTTATGTCATGTAAGACACGGTTTTTGCCGAACCATTGACTCACGTGTTCAATATTCAGGACGACTTTTCCACTCATGTTATCTGTTTCGATCATACCAAGGGCACCACCACTGACGGAAGGACAACATCCCTTTGTCCAACAACAGTCCAGTAGCACCAAGAATCAAGATGTAATCATAAACCACGTTCATGTGCAATAATCTTTGTTGCATACGAATCTGGTATCCCATTCCGACTTGACCAACAAGCATCTCGCCAGCAATCAGAAAAACCATCGCTGGACCTAATTGCAATCGAATGTTGTCTAAAACTTTTGGAAGAATTTGAGGAAAAACAACTTCCCAAATCACCTCAAGATTACTCGCTCCCAACGTATAAGCTTTATCAATTTCTTCATGATGAAGATCGTCTCTGGCTGAAAGATATACAGATTGTGTTAGTGTTGGTAAAACTCCGAATCCAATCATGGCAATAAACATTGTCTCGCCAGTTCCAGCCAACACGAAGAACACAGCAAGCATAGCAGTTCCGGGAACTTTTGACAAGAATGAGAGGGTTGGCAAAATAAAGCCAGCCAAACTCTCAAAACAACCCATCAATGTGCCAAGCACAACAGATATTACACAACCCCAGACTAATCCTTTGGCAAGGCGACTATATGTTGCCCAGCCATCTTTAATAAGCATGGTTTTCCATGCTTGAGTCCAAAGTCTGATGATCGGATTACTTGATTTCTCTTCAACGACTCCAAACGCAGCGTGCATACTATTTTCACGAGGAGTAGTCACTAATCTCAATCCATCCATCAACTGAGTCAAATTTGGCATCGTTGTGTCTGTTGGATTTTTTGCGTGTTGAAGTCGAGACAAATAACTATATGAACCCAACAAAATCGCAACTCCAATCACGCCCAACAAAACTTTCCATCGTTTTTTAATCGGCTGTTTAATTCTCATGACATTAATTTCGTATTTCTGATAGATCGTGATTTAATTTTTAACTCATTGAAAAACAAGATCCTAACGATTACACAAACAAAATCCCCGTCACGTTCTCGCCGTGACGGGGATTCCTCCGATAAAAGGCTAATTAGAAGCGACCTTCTCCATGTACTTTGTGGAAAAATTCAACTGTTTCCCATCGTCGTTGTAGCCAATAGTTGGCTCCGCCTTTGTCTCATCCAGAATTTCAATTCTCTGGCATGTGCTGACAACCGTTTTCATTGTGTTCTTGAAAGAATCGCTTTTGAAAAGAGTGATGCCCTTTTCTGTCGTGTCGTAAAACTGAGTTTCTTTCACGATGATTCGCATGTCATCCAGTGGGAGATTGCTGAAATCTTCTCCCAGAGCCGTTAAAGTAGCATCAGCCTTGGCTTTGTCAGAACTGTTGAGATTATTACAAACCTCGTAATAAGTGTCACACAGAAGTGCAGCAAAGTTTTCTCCGCCGTCTTTTGCAAGACTGTCATTGCCTACAACTATCATATCAATGATCTCTTCAGGGATAACCGATGAATCTGTGATAGTTGTACTTTTTGAATTTGTGCGAAGTGTTTGCAAAGCAAACGGATTCCAAACACAAATTGCAGTGATTTCTCCGCTGCCGCTCTGAAGAGCGATGGCGGCGGCGGCTGGATCAAGATTTTCAAAAGGGAATTCCGCAGGATTCAAACCTTTAATTTCGAGTTCTCGAACATATGAGAACTGAGAAACACTTTTTGAGAGTCCATACACCTTCACACCCTTCAATTCTTCCAGCTTAGTGTAACCAACAGCGATCACCTTGTCTGCACCAACTGATGTACTTGTTGGACAAATTGCAGTGCATGGACGACCCAAGGATGGATTGAGTGCGTCCATGTTTGTCATGCAAACGGCATCAACAACATTATTAGCAAACATAGACAAACAAGGATCGTAGTCTTTGACTTCAAGGACAAGATCGACTTTCCATTTTGTTTCAAGAGTACCCGGATCGCCACCTTGGGCACCATTAATGAGTCCTGCTTTGGCAGCAACCATCAGAGTTGACCAACTCGGATATTCCGACGAAGCCACTGAGAACACTGGAATCGGTCCAGTAGGAGCCATAGTTTGTATTACAATTGATGTGTCTGTCCCGCCATCAGCAGTGGTACTGGTTGACTTATTTTCGGCACATCCAGACGTAAAAACAAACATCATGGATAACAATGAAAAAATTGCATTTTTCTTCATCTTAGTTCTCCTAAATTTAAGTAATATTAACTTGGCGAACATCGCCAAGTTATTCGTGTAGCTTAGCATCTTCCATTTTTGAAGATGTCTCTTCGCCCCAGTTCAACAAATTGTCAAGCTCTTTATCTGTATTACTGCTGCTTGCGAGTTGCAAGTATTCGTTTTCAGCGAGATGTGCATCGTTGCCAGACAATTCAGTTGTAATTTTTGCTTTGGCTTGTGCCTGTTTGCGAGCTTCCCGCACTGCCTGCAAATCTTTGTCAGTTGTGTCTTCTGCAATTCCACCGAGAACATCAGCGATTTGCTGAGCTTGTTGAGCGATAGCGACATCGGCAACAGCTTCGCTTTTCTCTTCCCTGAGTTTTTCCTGATTCTTCTGCATCGCCTGAAGTTCGAGCTTGTACTGAGCGATCTGCTTAGATCTCTCTTTGAGGTCTTCTTCTTTGTCGTGAATCTGCTGTGTAGTCTGATCAAGACTACTGGAAGCATCCTTGTAATTTCCAGAGTGTTTGATGAATTCTGGATCTTGTTGGATTTCTTCTTTAGTCTTTCCAGAATTCCTCAAGGCATCGATTCGCTTCTGCATCGCAACTTGAGAACCAGCTTTAATTTTCGCAAGCTTCTCAGAAGTGCCGTTGAGATCTTTGATATCTTGAATGCGAGTGTTCTCAATCGCCATCAACTGAGCGACAGCGTTGCGAACAGTGTTGAATCTTTCGGCCCCTTTGGTGATTGATTTGTCATAAGTGGCAGTCATGACATGTTTGTTACTTTGAAGTGAATCTGCCGCTGCTTGAAAACGACCAGTCACCAGATACCAGAAAGCTCTGATCAATCGATACATCATTTTATCCTTAGTTGAGGGATTGTTTTAGTACTGTATTTTAGGGCATAAAACGTGTTTAGTAAAGGTTGTTTACTCGTATTCCTTGAGCGTTTCTTCAATTCGCTGATCATCACGCATGATCGAAGCCATTCCCTCTTCTGTCGCTTTGGCGACTTCTAATTGAGATGACAATCTGCTTTGCAACCTACGAAGATCGTTTGTTTCGTTCTTAAATTTTAATGCCCGAACTTCGTTGATCACACTGGACAGTTCAAGAACACTTGTCTCAACTTCTGAGACCACATTGTCTCTCTGATTTTGCAAATCTTTTTTTAATTTGCCAGTCATAGTATTAGCAGTTTTGTGTATCTCATACGATCTTTGCAATTTTTCAATACATGTTTTGAAAATGTCATCAATCGAATCCAACATCTGTGAAGGGACATGATCACTCAGTTTGCCTCCAACCACATCTCCGCTGAAAGACTTATACAAAACTCGCAAATTACGAAAGACGTTTTCGTCACGATCACTTTCTGTTTTCTGAAGCTTCCTGTCGAGGGAATCAAGCAATCGTTCACGATCCTTGGTTTGTTGTGCATTCCATTGATTCAGAGCACGATTGCTTATTGTTTTTAAGTTAAATACAAGATTTGTGAGAAATGAACCAAATCCAATAAGCAACCCAACAAAACCAAAGAAAGCAGTGTATCCGCCAAACATAGGAGAAAGTAACAGAATACTGCCGCCAATCAAAGTAGGCAACACAGTAGCCGGTGTGATTAACAATTCTAACAAAATTTGTTTTTGCAAATCTTTCATTGACGAATCCCGACCATCATTCTGAAGGATGTTTTCGTAATTCTTCCACATTTAATAAGGAAGTTCCCCAAGAACAAATGCAACAGTTGTTGAGCCATTTGGTTTAGATATTTCAATGTGAATCCTAGAAATATCAACACCCTTGCTAACCAAATAATCCACAGCCGTTGTAGCTCTTGATTCAGCCAGAATTTTATTCGCTTCAGCGTCTCCATTTGACGCATGATTGCCTTGAACCAGCAAATAAAATTGCGGCCACGATTTCAAGCTTTCCACAAGTTTATCAAGAGTAGAAAAACTACTATCATTTAGCTTGCTTCCGCCACGAGCAAACACGAGCCTTGGAACCTGAAGTGTGCCAACTGGCTTTAATGTTTTCCACTCTTCGTCAGAGAGAGCAGCCAGAGATTTCTCTTGTCTGATAATTTCTGGTCCAAAACCCGGATGCCACGATGTGTCAAATAATTTTCGCATAATGCCATCGTAATGCCATAAGTTAGGCTGACCATTAGTTGGATCAGAAGTGATCGCATTGGTTTTTAGCAACACATCCATAATGTTTGAATTCATCTCTTCGATGTGTTGAATATTATTCCCAATTGTTAAACCGAAGTGAGAAAAATTCTCTTGAGTGTTTTTCCACCAAATTTTTTCAGCAAGTTTTTGAGCTTGTTCTGGCTTTAAAGGCGTGCCAATTTGTTTCGCATCATTAGAAACAAGATCCACCATGTTGTTGCGACTATCAAACATCGACTTCAAATACGACTTGACCACGTTTTCAACGAGAGCTTCATTTTGTACAAGAAAGCCACGACGAGCCACAATAACATCAACGATGTACCCTCGAAATTTACTGCTGTCAACCAAAACATGATAATCAGGATTATCGACTATTTTACTGACGTATGGTTCCCATAGAACAAATACCTTGTTGTCGCCGGGCTTTGTTTTCTGGTATTCTTGATAAACCGCATCAACACTATCCATAAACTGAAATGGATTTTCTGGAAGATTATCTAAATTGAAGTGTGTCATGATAACTCGTGTCAATGTTTCTGAAGGCGAGTCTTGAGCACACACAATCTTTAAACCACTAGAATTCAAAGCGTCGATGTTCGGAAATTTTTGTTTTGATGCAACCATTGCATCGGCGCCTTTTGTTTCGTCAATTAAAGCCACAATGGTCGCCGGAATATCTTTATATTCAGCGGAAGACTTCATCAAGGCGTCAATTGTGAACACTGCCATGTCCAACTCGCCGCTTGCCAATTTTTTCAAGCGTTGCTGGTAGTTGGCTCCATCATCTGTCAACTCGATCTTGATTCCAAATTTTGCATTTTCATCTCGAAACGCACTACTGCGAATCGCCGCATATCCAGAAAATGAATCAACAGCAAAATTAACAGTATGTTTGAAACGTGAAGGAGCACTTGTTTTTTCAATGGTATTTTTGTGTTCTTGTTCAGCAGCTTGTTGTTTAGCAGCTTGTTGTTGTGGATGAACCCAAAATTTCCAAGCAAACAATACAACACCAAGAAGAGAAAACCAAATAAACAGCATCGCCGCAATGCGACTTTTTGTCATCGCTGTCTTTTCGTCCATTTTAGCGACCCCCAGACTTGTTAGCAACAAACGCTACAAACAAAACAAGCACAATAACAAAAGAGAAGATAGACATAATTAAAAATGTAAAACCACCTTTTTCCACATTTGCTGGATTAGGAACAATAATTATTGTTCCGTCTTCTTGGACAACTTCTACTGGTGATTTTCGTCCGATTGGCTGATTAGAGAAAGTTGTCAATCCTTTCAAAGAAGCCAATACAAATCCTTCTGGCAATTCAGAAATCTCTTTGAATGATTCATCGGAAGCATCTTGATTTGTTCCGAATCCAACTTCAGCGACAGATTTCGTAATCGCCTTGCTCAATGATTCTGGATCATCACCACGCATGTAAATTCCATTTATTTGAGTTGCCAAAGCATGATCTTCGGCGATATCCAAACCAATGGCATCAACGGCAATTGATCTATTCAAAATATCTTTCAGCACACCGGGCTTTTCACTGTCATCCCCAAAAAAACTATCTTCATTCAGATAGTTGTCGCTGGCAGCACCATCAGTTACGACCAGCAACTTATAACTTCCGATGTTTCCTTGTTTCTCACGTTCCTCCAAAAGTCTGGTCGCACCATCACTTATGAATTGGTACAGAGGAGTACCGCCACTTGGACTTGTTGAACGGATTGCCGTCACTAACTCTTCACGATCAACATTTTGAATATCATAAACCCATCCATTGAAAGTCAGAATTCCAACTTTTGTTGTAGAAGGAATCTTTGACAAAACACCAATTAAAGCATCTTGTGCGACATTCATGCGTGTTTTGTCAACACTTCTCATTTTGTCTTCCATGCTGCCGGATGTATCAATCACAATAACGATATAATCATCAGCAACAACGGTTCTCGTAAAGGCGAGAGTCAACAGAACAAATGTAATGAACTTATTCATAATTATTCCTTTTCAGCTTTAATGACATCGGTGATGAAATACTCCGTAGAACCTTTCCAGCTTTGCTGGAATAATTGCTGACGGTACTTTAATGTCCAGTATCCGCCTATACGTTGTGATTTTTGAATCTTTTCCACGATTGCTTGATCATCTACAGAAAATGTCCATGTTGTTGATTTTCCGCCAACTTCCAATCCGCCCATATTCAGTTCGCCTTCCCAAGTCTTTACAATAAGACCTTTGTGGCTGAACTTAGTAATAGTTCCTGTTCGCTCTCCATCAGAGTAAGTAATGCTGCCAATTGAAAGGCACCCTTTTACACACACCAACAGAAACAGCAACACTCCAATTCCATAGAGAATATACTTTTTTTTCTTCACTTGATTGCTCCAAAAAATACACCTCTACACCGGTCTCTCATTGACGGACAAGAGTGTCGGTATAGAGGTGGGAAGATAACTGCTACTTGTCAAAATTGAAGTCGTCAGCGGAAATTGCTTCTGCCTTTACCCGAACCACTCGGAAGACGACTCGCATGTTCTCTTGTGCTTGCTGCATGTTTCTTGGACGAGCATTGACAGGCGAAGAAATTCCAACGCCATTCGGCAAAGACTGAGAAATATCAAACTGGATTTTGCTTTCTTTAGCAAAATCTTCAATTGCCTTTTTAACAGACTCTGCACGAGAGCGACTCAATGTCAGTGCGGCTGCTACAGTGATCTTTGGGTCAGGGATTTCAACAATCTGACCACCGTTATCTTTGCGTTTTTGACCAGCAAGATTTTCGTTTTGAATGGCTTGAACTACAGAACCAGTATCAGCCAAATCAAGATTCTGACCACGGAACTTGTAATTTCCAGATTCGCCGGTAATTAATCCTTTGGCTTTAGACGCCCAAAAGAAATGTTGTAATGCCAAAGTTGGATCAGAATGTCCTTCAATTATAACAGCCGCATTGGCAAATGTTGCTGATGATTCCAGATAACGTTTGAAATCGGCAGCATATGTTTCAGCAGGAAAAGTTGTCTGCTCTGGTTTAAACTGGATCTCAAACGAAAAGATTGTGCTGCTATCAAGGTCTTCGCCGAAGTCAGTAACTTCTGCTTTGATACGACCCTTTGAATAAACTGGTGAAACATATGGAGCTCCGACTTCTTCAGAAATCTTTTTGTAATCCCAATCAGCTTTTGAAAATCCAAGCTTTTGAGTCACATATCCCAATTGAACCGCCAAATCAAGCGTTGCTGTTTGACGTGATGCAAAACCAGTCAAATTATTTTCATCGTTGAAGAAAATTTCGTTGCCGGGGATGCGTACAAAATTTGCATCAGACACCAGACCATGAGCATCTTCTTCAATTGTTGGAAGAACTGCTGCTCCATAAATGGTTTGTGCCATTTTCAAAGACGCAACATATGAAGGAGATTGACCACGCCCGCTGTCGTAAGCTTCTTTGCCTTTCATCAGTTCTTCTGTGGCTTTAAGATAGCCGACAACAAATTTTTCAACATCATTCTTGTTGCTGGCAAAATAATCGCTGCGAACAATATAAACATCCGCAATCGAACGACTCATAGATGCAGTTGAATTCACAACGTGAGCACCTTTGATTGTTCCTTCGCTTCCAGAACCAACAGATTCAAGTCCAGAAGTTAAACCAATCATATCAGGAGAAATAACACAGCAGGCATCAATACTTTGATCTTTTCGAAACATTGCCGCTGGGCTTTCTTCGCCAGTCAAATTTTTAACCCAAACCACAGTAATGTCAGACCATTGCAAAGCCGCCGCTTTGAGAGAATCATCAATAAGTCCTATGTGTGGTCCGCCTTGTTGAAGGCAAATCTTTTTTCCTTTGAGATCATTGATTGTTTTAATACCTTCACGAGAAACAAGATGATCTCCAAGGCTCCACGTAAGCTGCATAATCATTACAGGTTTTGTACGAGCATCCTTGTTCATTATTTCAGATGCCAAGGACACCATATGGTATGTGCCACGAAGATATGGACTTTTGCCTGAGATATAGTCTCGCACTTGTTGTTGAAAATCATCGCCGGGGACCAGCTTGAAATTCAATCCTGATTTTCCATAAATGGAATTAGGATTTGTAATCAGTCCCCCGTTGGCAACGAACGTAGAAACATCGCCGCCCCATGTGATGAACGGAACTTGTACAATTGGATCAGGCGACACTGGTCCTGTATCAACTTTGCCAACCAAAGATTCAAATGTTTGTTGCTGAGCTTGTACGGTCGAAACGACCATCACAAGAATAGCCGCCAGAGTTAAACGCAATTTCATGTCATGTCTCCTAAAACTTTTGGTCATAATGTTGAACAACAATTCTACACAAATCAACAAAATACAATTCTTTATGCTTCCACTTCATTCTATTTACATCTTTATGCACCCATTGGATATTGTCTTTGGTATATCCAAATTTAGAATCTTTTCTGTCTAAAGATGCAGTTCCGTTAAAACTTATAGTTGTATCTGAAAAGGTTAAATCCAAACCAGTTAGTGAACATTTTTCACCTTGTTCTAAAAACAAATCATAAGCATATTCACGAGTGATGTCAAACAACAAGTTACGTTGTTGTGCTCCTTGAATTATTTTGTTCCAAAATGTAAAAGTTAGTGCGTCTTTTGATCTCTGAGATAGTGCAGAACATTTTCTACACTGTTTACGTTGTCCTGTTGTCAAAGCTCCATAATGGACAGTTTTTTCAACACCACATTTACAACGACACAACCATATTGAACATTTAGTTTTTGGATCACTTTCAACACGACTTAAAACAGTCCAGTTGTTAAATTCTTTGCCAACAATATTCTTTATCCGATGAGTCCCTTTTCCTCGCATCTTCAGATCATGTTTTTTAATCCAAAAATTTACTGTATTAACAGAACATCCGATCATCAACGCAATATCAATAGTTGATTTATTTTCATCAATATAATTTATATGAAGAAACTCTTTAGTGATTTTATATTTAGGCTTTCCTGACATAATCATACACTTCATGTAAATGGTGTTTTTGATTATGTATGCAGTTCCTTGCAATTGTTTAATATAAAATCTGGATCTAAATTATTTTCCCATCTCCACATCATTCGTTCAATGGCAAAAAATGGAACATTGTGAATTCCCTTGCTTCCTTCAGCAAGTGTAACAGCCCAATTTTTTAGCAACTTTTTGTTTGCTCGTTTGTTTTTCAATATTTCACGTATTTCAAGCCACCGCTCTGACGTAGGCTCTTCAATACAAATTTTGTAATCCTGAAAGTGAGCATATTTTGCATATCCGCAACAAAACTCGGAAGCAACAGTATTAGTGTTGTCAATAATGATGAGCTTTTCGCCAATATCAATGGCACGGTGTGCTCGAAGTTGATTCCACTTGTGAGCATAAGCCAAAAATCTTGGGTTGAAAGAATATTCATCAGGCTTGTCAGGATAGTTGACCTGATGCCAATAATCATCAGTTGAAAAAATCAACCCTTGGATTCCATCCTTTGCAGCTTCTTCAAGCAACTGTTTTGCTCGATAACTTTTGCCTGTCCACGGAAGCCCTCTTAACACAATCAATTTTTTTTCTAATTCGTTCATATTCATCCGTGTTCCATGTGCCATAAAGCCGGGAATACCCAGCGATCTGGGTTAATTGTCCTTTAAAGCTTGAAAAAGACTTTCTAAGTAACAAGTTGTGGCTTCATGAGTGCCCGGAGAAGTTTGTTCGGAGTTTCCTGCGATATTCAACACTTCTATTCTATGGCACAAAATCCAGTCTGTAACGGTAAAAATCGGAAGAACATCATTTAAATCCACATTTAAATGAGGTTTTTTGTAATATTCTATGGCTTTCAACGTACAAATCTCGCCACGAGATTCAAAATTGTATGCAAATCGGATAGTGCCATCAGAATCCTTCACATTCTGGCGAGTACGAGGGGTATAACTAGAGGAAGAATGGGCTGTCAATCCGTACATCTCTTTATACTGAGGTTTAAACCCTTCAAGAGTTTTGTAACCAAAAGGCATGACTCCGCCAGTTTCATATCCAAACTTCTTTGCGACCTCTAATGCCGCTAAATCAGCCCCCGACTGTGCCCCCGAGATAATTTTTTTCAAAACAATCATTTCTGGCTCCAGTAAATATTGCATCATACTTAATTCTACAATGGATGTAAAGCGATGAAGTTTTCTGCCAACAATCCATAAATTCCTGAATCCACATAAGATCCAAGCTTGATCACCGATTCTTTTTTGACACCTTCTTTTTCGAACCCGGCTGAAAATGCACACTTCTGAGAAACGGTATTTGTTTCTAAGATTTCACAATTCAAACGCCAAAGATTCAAAATCTGAAAACAGAATGTTGACCCAGCGGCGACTAATGATTTACCGAATCCATTGCCACGATGAGGCTTGAAAATATCCCATGCCACGTCCGCTGTTCGATTCACCCAATCAACACTGGAAATTTTGAATATTCCGATTTTTGAATTTTCTTTATCACAAGCCATAAGAACAAGGCTACAAGGTGAATGCACATCTTTATCAAGAGACTCGAACCATCGAACCTGATCTTCCATTGTTGCAATTGTAATATGATGTGTTGTCTCCCAACTCTCAGATTTCAGATCTAACAACAAAGAAAGATCTTCTCTTTGCAATTTTGTTAAGTTCAATCCATTGTGCTTAAACATTCTTACCAACCTTCTTTAATGCAATCGACAATATAATTTCGATCTTTATCGCTGACCCACCATCCACAAGGAATAGAAACATGTTGTGTTTGTAAATAATCCATTCCGGGCAAAAATGACCTAAAATCAGAAACACAGCTATGTTTGTCGCATCTAGCATGAACAGGACTACACATGATTCCTTTTAATTCCATCTTGGCAATAAACTCAGTTCTTCTTTCAACAAGCATTGTAAATAACCAGTAACTTGATTCTGAATGCCGACTTTCCTCAAGCAGAGTAACGCCATAAACCGATGATAAATTTTTGTTAAAAAACGACGCATTGGATTTATGCTTAGATACAACTTCCGACATGTGATATAGATTTTCTATGCCAATAGTAGCTCCAATATCATGAAGATGGTATTTGAAACCACTTTCTTCTATATCTTGGATGCAACGAAAAGATGCACCAGAATCTCTGTCTAATCCAAACCATCTGAGATTTTTTGCTCTTTTGTACAGAGAGGCATCAGGTGTGATTAGCAGTCCACCATCTCCTGTAGTCAAAAATTTTATAGCCTGAAAACTAAAGCAACAAAAATTTCCGCTATTGCCAATTAACCGATTTTTATATTTAGAGTCCCAGCAATGAGCACAATCTTCAATGATATGAAGATCTTTTTGATAAGTTTCTTTATATCTCTTTTTGATCCTTGACAATTCATCAATGTCAACAGGAGTTCCGCCCCAATGAACCACCATCACAGCCCTTGTATTAGGGCCAAGTTTTCTCTCAACATCAACCAAATCAATGTTACATGTTTTTGGATCAACATCAGCCCATCTGACCTTACAACCATTTGCTATAATCGCAGATATTGACGCAAAACATGTCAATGGAGTAACAATGATTTCATCGCTATTAGAAAATCCATTTTCCGGCTTTATCAAATGAACAGCTAATTGCAAGGCTGAAGTTCCAGAATTAACTGTCACAACATAGTCATTATTGAAATGTCTCTTTAATAACCTCTCAAATTCATCAACTTTTGGACCTTGCCCAATATACCCAGATTTAAGAATTTCCCCTGTTTCTTTAGCGGCGGTATCAGCCATGAAAACTTTAAACAATGGAATGTTTGTCATGTTTTTTCGTACCTTTCGACTGAGAATCTTGTTGTGACTGAGAATCTTGTTGTGACTGAGAATCTTGTTGTGACTGAGCTTGTTGTTGTGACTGAGCTTGTTGTGACTGAGCTTGTTGTTGTGACTGAGCTTGTTGTTGTGACTGAGCTTGTTGTGACTGAGAATCTTGTTGTGAATTCCAGAACCCAGTGGAGTTCCAGTTACCAGTTTGCTGAGGCTGCCACTGTTGCTGATTCATGATCGACCTGTAAAAATTTTTGCTCCAATTCATGTATATCTGATGTATCATACTCTCAAATTTAGGGAAGCTCTTATCTAAAAACTTAACGAAATTAATTGCTTCTTCAACATGTTCATCATCTGAGAATGTCTCGAATTTAAGCGTCATATACATTAATAATGGTTGTCCTTGTTCCCATATTCTCTGACTTGACTTCAGTTCGATCTCAGGTTTGATATGCAGTTCAAATGGTTTTTTATGGTCATTCGCATCTGGAAAGAGCGATAATTGTTGTTTCTGATTGACAAAAACTCTATTCGCCCACGCTTTGATTTGTTGTGTGACTGTGTTTTTGAATTGATCTTGCCAATGTGGATATTCGTGTTGAGGGGCAGCGCCAGATTTTGGTGTTGGCGGCGATGGTAGTTCCATTGGTTGCTTGAGTGCTATTGAGATTTCTGGGCTTTCGCCTTGCCATTCAAAGTTTTGGAATATATGTTCTTCATCAGTCTTGTCGTCATCCAGATTAATTTCTGAGACTTTATTTGCAGTTGCTAATCCGAGTTCGACCAATTTGTGATACAAGCTGGCTGTGAGTTCATCTTTCCTGCCGTCAATATCGCTGAGTTTGTGTCTGAGGAAGTTTCTAAAACCATCTGGCGTGGCATCGTCGTCATCAGAATAAATGTCGATACGCACTCCGTCATCAAGTAATTTAATTTCATTGACATTATAGATGTCGTTTTCTCTGGCCCATTTTTTGAGACCTTCATCGAGTTGTCGTCGCTTAGATTTTGGGTCCCATTTATCTGCTTCATCTGGTGGTGTCAGAAGTAGTTCTTCTGGAATTTTGATGTATGCAGTGCCGCTGAAATCAACATATGGTTGACCTTCGGAGTCGTGTACTTCTACATAAAAGGAACAAATAGTGAATTTATCTCTGTATTCTTGTTCAATTATTTCGACTTCTTCTTCGTATTGGTCAAACATTCCTTGTCCTTCATCCTCGCCGCCGTAATCAGCATCTCCAGTATCGAGTTCATCGTCAAATAGATAGTTAAATAAACGGCTTCCTCTTGTGTCTTGGTAGCTGCCGCCCATTAATCGGAAATCCTTCATACGGACTCTTTGACCTTTTAGAATATCTTGTTGAGACTGTAATGCCCAATCTCTTACGCTATCGGCTAGTCCGGGGAATTTTTCTCCATAAACGACATTTTCGGGAACTGCGAGATCATATCCATCTTCTTTATGAACGAATTTGCGTAGTCTCACTCTGGACATGGGGTTTACGCCACTGACTCCCCGTCTTTTATCTGAAAAGATTTCTGGCTCTTGGAGGTCAATGCCAGCTAGATCATCTTTTCTAACGACGTAAGCTACTGCCCCACCACCTTTAGCGTCAGCTAAGGCACATTGAAAATATTCACGACTTGGAGAATGACATGATGTCCATCCGTCATGATCTGACATGCGAGCAATATCAACAGGATTGCGAGATACAACTATTGAGTATTGGTGAGTGCTTTGTGTTCTTTGAAGTTCTGGCACCGGTTCACCGCTACGGTTCCACCAAATCTTTTCTTCTGATGAGAACGGAGAGTTTTTGTTTAATACGAATTTACCTAAGCGATTAGCACGTTGTCCATTGCTCACTGTACCTGTTTTGAAGTCGATAGTGAGTCCAGCGTTTTTGATTTTATCTAAAATTCCTGTTGCGTTTGGATCAGCGGTGAATGGAATGACTTTCCGGGTGATTGACTCATCATTTTCAGCAGGAAATAGTCCATGAAATGGCAGTTCGTCTGGATTTTCATCTTTCCACGATTCCAATTCCCTGACAATATCCTTAGTAACTTCAGACATAAGCCATGATCGGAACGTATCGGCGTTATAGTCCCATTGCAGCTTGAGTGCTGGCGGATTTTCTGATTTAACAATTTGGTGGAATTCGTAGAATCTCATGCCTTTATTTTAACCCCTGTCTGGCGTTGTCATTATTTTTCCTTAATTTATTTTCTGATTTGTCAAAAAAGGTGCGATTAAATTCATATCGTTAGTTGTTGCGGCTTGGTGAAGTGCTTGTCCCATTTTTGTGACGTTAGGATCATTTGGATATCCTTTATATTGTCTTGCGAATGTGTTGTAAACTTGGTGCCACTTTATGTCGCCGATTCTATCAGCATATTGACTTAAACTAATTGGCTGAGCTTGTGGCTGAGCTTGTTTATTTATGATTTTTTTAAATGATTTCCAACCAATTGTAAGAAATAGACCAATTGTAAAAAATTCATCATATTTTTGCATACATTTCTTGAGACCATCCGGCCAATTTTCTTATAAAATCATTTGGATTCGACATTAATGCCTCGGTATAAGAGTTTACGTTAATATCTTTATCACAGAAAATGTCCCAATAGTCTCTGGATCTCAAATTGTACGATCTTCCAGATCCGCAACAATGATGATAAAAACAATCATAATAAATGCCGAAAAGTGCTGGATGATAATTGACTTGATTGCTGCGGACTAAAGAAAAAACTTCTCCGCTATCTTCGCTCTGAAATTTTCCGATATTGATGTCAGACTCTGGATCTCCAAGAAGATCTTTTCCAACAAGTCCAATGTTGAAGTTTAATCTACTTAAAGCATCGACTTTTGAGTAAAGGATAGAAGCGTGAAATCTTGTCTCTAAATCTTCTGTTCTTATAGCAAGAGCAACAGAATGGTTTTGCATTTTTTGTTCAAGAACATTCTGCCAATCACATCGGATTGGGAAAGCATCACTGTCCAAAAACAAAAAATTCCGATAGATCGTCCGACGACTGCGAAATATCTCGGCAAGAAAATTCAATCCAGTAACATGAGCCTTACTGTTGTTGTTAGAAGTAAATGGCTTTAAACGAACAACCTCAGTCTGTGAAGAAAAATATTCAGATTCTTCATCGCTGTAAAGGATTGTAACATGGTCAAAATTGTGTGTAGTAGCTTTGAGAAATTTAAGCTGAAGATCTAACCAACCTCGTTGTAAAGAATCATCTTTTGAAAAGACAGTGCCCACTAACAATTCTTTTGGTTCTCCGAACACTTCTTCTAACTTGACTGGTATTGGTTCTGTCTTAGATCTTCTTGTAGCCACTTATTTCCTTAGAATAAAAAATAAACATATTGTTCTGCATTTTCCAGACCGCTTTTTATTGTAACATTAATCATAGATTCAATGTTTTTCAATTGTGAGTCTATTATTGAATTTGGAGAGGTTTTAAATGTAACTTTTCCATTCATAATAAATTGTGCGATAATTTCGTGAATAGGTTCGTCATTAGCACCTAATCTTCCAGTTGTTGCAGATTTCATGGTTCCATATTTTGATATGATGTCAAACTCTGGATATTGACTTCTAATTCCGTGCATATTTTTGCCATGTTGGTGTATTATTTTGTATAAGGATTGAGTTAGTTCGTTGTTAGAATGAGCAAATCTATGAACAATCATCCAAGATGTTGGAGGATCATTTTCCCAACTACAAATAAACATATTAATTTTTCCATCAATGATCGGAGCTTCATCTGGAGTTATGCCCATTTGATTGTAATACGAATTCATTTGTGATTTATCAATTTTAGTATTGGATATTCCTCGTTTAGTTTTAACAAAATAAACATTAAAATCATAAGGAACATTTTCAAGTCTTTTTACGATTTTTGCTTTAGCTTTATTAGAATATAACATTCTTGTAGATGCAGCGTCGAAACGACCTGTTGCTTGTCCCGCTTTCGCATTTTGTTCTAAATCATTCCAATTATTGCCAGCAAAATTTAAGCTCATTGGCATCTCTTGCAAAAATTGTTTAAATGTTTTCATGATGAAGTTCCATTGGTTTTGTCTGAGGTTTTGTCTGAGGTTTTGTCTGTTGAACAGACTGTTGTATATTTGGAGTAAAACTTGTTAAATCAACGATTTCATCCGTGTGTGCGGGACGATTAGGACCAGTGCTCTTAGTGTATGTCACAACGCCGTCGTAACCTGCGTCCACAATAGCCTGACTGAGCCTCTTGCCTTTCTTGCCATTGAATTGCTTGCTTAATGTCATTTTCCAATTTGTATCGGCTCCATAACCGCCGCCAAACTCCAAAACATAAGGTCTTTTGAAATTTATCTTTCCTGATTCGTATTCGTGAGGAAAGTCCGAAACCAGCGATTTGTTGTAATTTAATGGATTGATTTGAGTCACATATCGCCCGTGAGGCTCGATATCTTGTCCAAAAACACTTCCATAATTTCCGGCAGACTTATTGTGCCTGAAGAAATGAAATTCAAATGGTTTGCCGTGTATAGGGACTCTCCCCTCCCCTTTAGCTGTATTTTGTAAATCGCTAATAATTGTCGTCTCTTGAAAAAATTGCTTAAATGTTTTCATATTGCTAAGTTTGAAGGCATTTGATTCGGATTTTGAACAGGCTGTTGCATATCTGGAGCAGGACCGCCTTGACCCATGTCGTTTTTTGGTGCCATTTGAGGTGCCTTATTAAGAGACACATCATCTGCTGTAGGAGAATCTGAATCAATCAACTGCTGATAAGTTTTACCAAAGATTTTCTGTAATAATGTGGCAATAGTTGTATCGCCATTGTTTTGAGTCTTGGGGTCATCATCATTTTTTCCAAGCCATTCTTTAGCATCTTGAACTTGTTTGACAATTTCAGGATCTTGAAGTTGCAACAGTCGATTGAAGATTTGTCCATTTTCCAATCTTTTGTAAGCAGCTTTTTTTCCTTTGAAAGTGCTAGAAGCTCCTGTAGCAGCACGCTGCCCATATGTGATTTTGCCAAGAGACTGATATGCAGCGTCTTCATCAGACAACCCATTAACGCCCAAAGCCTTGAAAGTATCAGACCAGATATCTCTCATCTGTTGATTCTTTTGACTTTCGTTATCTTCTAACCAAATGATAAATTTTCCCATGTCATTATTTAGCTTTCCAACAGCCATTTCACAAAGAAAGAACCTTCTTGTAAAATTAAGTCAATACACAGTAAATAATATGCAATGGAAAAATTGACATTCAAAAAATTTATAGAAAATACAGATATATTTGGGTTTGACCGCAATAAAGATAAAACGGTTCCAGACCAAAGTATGCTTGATCGCCCAATTCATCAATTCAATGTCGAATTGATGATGGAACTCTTGTCAAAGAAATCCATTGGAAACCTAAAGCCACAAATGCCTTTTATGAACGAAATTCGTTGGGGAAGCGAACCGGGAGCCATAAAACTAGAAGTCGATACAGGGTACACATTTTATGTTAAAAAACTTGGCAAAGACAAACAAGGTAACAATCGCTGGTTATCAAAAAAGATGTTTCAGCTAAATCGACAAGGTTACGGCGGATTAGAAGAGATTGTCTCTCAAGAAATTCACAATGAACTTTCAAAGGCATATGAAGTCCCACTTGAGTCTCCAATCATAGATTATACAGATCTTGAGCATCTTACACAGCAAATCTACACGAAAGTCAAAAAGGTAATGAAGAACATATTCATTCCAGAAGGAATTCGAAAAGTGAATGATCACGCTTATATTATCAAGATGGGCGTGCGTGGACATGGCTTAGAAGGAAAAAGCCAAAGACGTGTAGAACAAAATCAAACTATGATTAGTTATGATCCAGAATGTGGTACTATTCGAATGACAAATTATAACATCGAATCACCAGTTGGTGGTCCGCACACATGGAAAATTAATCCATCAGATCTTGATGTGTATTGCTTCCCATCTCAAGGAAGAGATGAAATCAGTGAACTTGCTGCCGTACATTACAAATATTACTAATGGATAAAATCATGAATTTCAAGAATTGGATGGAAAACACTATAAATCAAGGAGAATGGCACACCTTTAATGGAACTGGTTATTCTGTTAAGATGAGCCAACACTCAAACAAAGGACCAATTTTTATAATCGATGATCATCAAGGGAAAGAGATAGGAAGAGCTTATTTTGATGTGGCGGTATTAAAGTGGAAATCACAAAACTAAGAAATCAATAGCCGATTGATTTGAAGGTAATCCAACAAACTCGCAAATCGGTTCTAAAATTTGTAACATCGAATCTGTTTTATGAACTTCCAAAATAGGTCCAGTGTATTCTTTTAATGACTGATTAAGTTTTTTTACATAGTGCTCAGCAAGCGGAATGAAAACAGTTCTAGCACTCACGCCAATGGCTCTGCCCATGCTAGATGCAATATCTTCTACTGGTCTGCGACAGACAATCAATTTTGAATCGATGAAGTTGAATTGCCCAAGATGATTGCAAATTAACGGGTCTTTGAATCCCCAAATTTCATGTTGAGAAATTCTTTGTTCAACAAGAACTTTGCAAAATTCACTTGCGGATGTATCACAATTTTCGTATTGATTTAGGATTTTTTTAAATTCTAGATCTTCCCAAAACCCTTTTTTGTTGTTCTTGTTTGGTTGTTCGAATTGATCTCCCATAAAGACTCCAATGTGTCGCAAGGCTCCAGCTACTGCACTGGTTCCGCTACGAAAACAACCCATTACAATGATACATGTCATTAATCATCATCGCAATCATCATGATTACGCCATTTAAGTGACATAGAACGAACTAAAATATTTATAGCCAAAACCAATAAAATAACTCCAAGTAATTGCATTAGAATCCGTACTCCTTCCAGTCAATTGTGGTTTTAATCATATTGCAATAAAAGTCAAAAAGTCTATGACTTTCATATTTTGTTAATGCAAAATGTTCGACCTCTCCATTCATTTCCCAGTTAATATAACAAATATCAAAGTAATTACGATCCCCTGCTTCATAAAAAACTATACTTGTCAAATAATTTCTTGATGACCGCAGAATTCCATATAATTCTGAAGAAAAAACAGGACGGTAATTATAGTCTTGTGATTCAGTTGAGATGTTTTTAACCAATCCAATGTGAATTGGAATTTTTATTCCATCAATTTGAAGGGAGCCGAATTCTGTCAAACTCGTGATTGAACTCATAATGAAAGTAATCCCTTACTTCAGAAGTTATTTTTTCTCGAAACACTGGAGGGTCAAAAGAACACGATTGAGCTAAATCATTGATGAATGGTTGGGCATATGGAGACATCATAACATAATAGATTGAAGCCTTGCCAGAAACAATCCAAAGTTTAAAAAATCCATTTTCCATGAATCCACGAATTTTTTCAGATGATGGTTCTCCATCACATTTTTCGAACAAAAACTTTTTCGTTCTATCAATTTCTCGAATGATCTTCGGATCTGTGGTCGATACAGATGGTGGTGGTGCGACACAAGATTTTTCGCTCATTTTTTGAGTGTACCATCTTTCCCAAACCTTCCATCTAATCCACGCTTTGTCTCCGCAAATGGCATTGGGAGAAACATGAGATTTGTTGATCTTCAATATCGCCAAATTAGCCTTAACATAATTAACGTACTGCTCTCCTGTTAACAAACCTCTTGTTTCTCGACGGAGTTTCCAGCATTGGCGAAACAAATCTGACTTTCGAGGGTCTCCACGTTTTGGAATTGTATTTCTTCTGAACCCTTGTCCATCAATTTCTTCTGTTCCTTCGAACAATCTTAAGAATTCTTGCTCATAAAGAACAGCCAATTTAAAGGCTTCGGTCTCTGGAGAAGTCATATTCCATTCAAAAATAGCGTCGTATCTGTGCATTAATGCAATCCTGCTGAATAACATCAGCACAATTAAAGAATTTTCATATTTATGCTTGTGAGCATGTACTGTATCTGTTTTAAAAGTTTATAACAATGGATCTTTTTACAGAAAAGGTCTTGCTTTCTTTAAGTTAACTTGATAAGATTAGAGTTGAAGCTACTTTCAAATTAACAGGTCGGGTATTTCAGGTCAGATGGTCACTTGAAATCCGGCGAAAAACCTTGACAGCGGGTAGGTCTTACCGCAACCGGACGAGTTTAGGGAACTCAGCGTCTTGTGTCAAGAATCTAGGTAATCCAGATCACTAAACCCGGCGATGCCATGAATGCTCGTTCTGCTTTTTAAAGCGGCTGCCGGGGCTACGAGCAGGTCATCTGGTTAGGAGATTCGTGATTATCACTTGGGAATCACCCAAGTGTGAAGCACAACTACCATCAATTAAAACAACTTCAAGTTGTATCATAATAGACGCAGTGAGAGTCATTTTCACTGGGTGTAGAGAATGCACGCACTTTGTAAATCGCCTTATTACTTAAGGAAATATAAAGTGATTTTATTTTTTATATCTATTATGATCACAACCATGGCATCCCTTATGGACTGAAGGTTCTTATGCCATTCAACAGGATCAGGATCAAGGCACGACTGAGATAAGTTACAAAGTATTTAATTGATTCAGGGTAGTTTCGGAATCTCTGATCTGATAAGATTTGAGTATGAATCTTGAAGAGACATCAATTTTACTGGCTGAACTACTGGAATCCAATGAAGTGGTTTTTGTGAAAACAGAACCAGAAACATTGGATTTTACAGACAGTATTTTATTTAAGATTATTGTTTGTGGTAAAAACTCACGAGTGGAGTTAGATATTTCATCAGGCAACACAGCTTCTGTTATGGGTCTTCTCGACGCCACAATTTTTAATAAAGAGTTTGTGCCTAGAGTGTTTTTTTGGAACTTCAAATCTTTAGCAAGCTTTTGCAAATATCATACTACAAAATTTGTAACACCAAAGAACAATATTCTTGATCTAAAAGTCATTGAAGCTTTTTTGGACATTCAAAAAAATGTCCCTGATAATTTTGTAGAAGCATCTAATCGAATTAACATCGTTTTTCAAAACAATGATTGGAAAGATATATACAAATCCATTCACATTCCGTTGTCCTATCGAGTTTTACCAACAATCGAAACGACAGGATTATTAAACAGCGAGACCAGACGCACCGAGCATCCCTACTATGAAATTGAGGGACAAAGGAACGGAAGGTTAAGTTGTTCTAAGAAATTTTCACGATGCTACCTGCCTCACAACTTGGGACCAGATGTTAAAAAAGTTATGAAAACAAAGGGTTACGGCCTTCGTTTCGCAACTGCTGACTTTCGGTTCTGCGAAGTGGTTGTTTTGCAATGGTTATCAGGTGACAATAAACTCAAAGAAATTTTAGATTCAGGAGAAGACTTACATTGCAAGATCTATGAAGTTGTTACTGGCTTGCCATGCGACACAGAGATTAAACGCAAAATGTCAAAGAAGATGTTTCTACCTGTCGTATATGGACTTGGACCTGTATCTCTCGCAGATATGTTAGGAGTTCCAGAGTCAGCGGCAGTTAGCGTAATAAAAAATATAAATTCTATTTTCTCGACAGCTATTAATTGGGTTAAAGAGAAACAAAGAATTGCATGCGACACAGGAACAGTTAAAGATCATTTTGGAAGACCAAGAAAATACGAATCCAATAAAGCCTACTTAGCTCGCAATTTTGTTGTACAGTCTGTGTCCGCCACAGTATGTCAAGAGAAATTGATTGAACTTTGGCGAGCATTAAACAACACTGGAGCACAATTAGCTTTCAGCATACATGACGGTTACGGCGTAATTTGTTCTACACAAATAGCAAAAAACACCTACAGAATAATGAAAGATACATTAGAGGCAGAATCACGGCTTTGTCCCGGCTTGAAGATGAGCGTCGAGATCAAATTTGGAGTTAGACTCGATGATATGAGGGTGTTATGGAACAACTAGGAATTTTCGAAAAAAGTGGTCAAATTAAAGGAGGCACATGTTAGGAACGCTTGAAAATATTATGAATTTATTTCCGATTACAGATTCGGAATATGAGGTTTTGGATAAAAAGTTCGGAAAATTGGCGCATTATGCAGCATGGGAACTCAAAAGAAAAAATGCCAATAACGCCAATGTCAATGACCCAGATGACGATGTTCAAGAGCTAAGAATTGCCTTAGTCAGGGCGGGCAGCTATTACAAAAGGCAGACATATATCGAAAGCTGTTTTGATGTTCTTAACAAATACATCAAAGATAAGTTCATTATGAAAGTTTTTATCGAGCTGACAATTTTGTGGGAAAATCGTCGTCGTCATGGAGCTAATCGTCAGAAATTTGGTCTGCATCAGCAAATCATTCTTGATCAATTAGTTAATAAGTACGTTCCAGAGAAAGAGCGACCAAAGCGAGATAAAGTCCTCAATTTGGATCTAAAATTTACAACTTATTGCAAACAAATCATTTGGAATGCCCAAAAGTCTCTAGGCAAAAAAATCACGAGAGAAAAGTCTTGGAGAACTGGATTGGTTTCGCTTTCGGACTATGATTATTTAGCCAATAATGCTATATAATGCTATGTTTATATAAAACAAGAAGAATTATTTCGATTGTATATTGCAGAAAATAGTGCAGATCGCTGGGCATTTATTACTATTTTTTTAGTAATTTTAAACTATAACAAACAGTGCAGATCGCTGGGCATTCCCGGCTTTTATGGCACATAGGGGGACTGATGGGCGGAATTAGAAGACCGGTTGAAATTGTGCGTGTTATGGTTCCATATCGAGACTATCCGCACGAAAAAGGATCTTTGGAACTTAGTCATGGATGGAGTGAGGTGTTTGTTCCAACAACACAACAGCCACGTAATGTATGGTTAAACCTAGACAATCATGAGGGAATACAGTGCTGTCTTGGTCAAGTTAATATGATTAGTACACACAACACACCAGAAGGTTTTGTCGTGATTGCCAATATTACCTCAGAAAGTACGTATGTGAAATGGATCGCCGAGTTTGTTTGATTAATCGTCGGAGTTTTCATGAAAAAAGTAATGGTAGTTGGCTTTTATGGAAAATTCAATATTGGCGATGAAAGCTACAAACTTACATTTCCAATGCTGTTTCCTGAATACGATTTTGTGTTCAATGATACTGGGACCGCTGATGTTTGTATTCTCGGCGGCGGAAACATTTTATCTGAGAGTTATGTTCGCATTGCACTTGATGCTAAGGTTGAAAAGAGATATGTCTTTTCCGCATCTGCAAATAATCACTCACCATTCTCACTTCTTAAAGAATTTGACGGCATTGTTGTTCGTGATAAATCCTCATATCAGCTTTTAAGAGATAATGACGTTCCTTGTTATTTGGGGGCTGATTCGGCTTTTTGCCTTCAACCAAACCCATCCGCAGGAAAAGATTTGTTGCAGACGATGTTTTCAGAGAACAAGATCGATCTTTATTCAAAAGTCGTAGGAGTTGTTCTTAACGGGCATTTAGGGCAAGCTAAGGACGCACAGCTTGCCAGAGATTTTCTTACATTGAATAAAGCTGCTCAAGATATTGCTGCGGTAGCTGATTCGACTCCAGCTAGTTTTGTATTTTTTCCCATGTCTACCGGTGCTCCTTATGACGACAGGGTAACAAACGGGTTAATTTCAAGTCGTTGCAAGTTTTGGAAGAAAAACCTTTCAATTTACGAAAGATTGTCTGTCCAACAGACCCTTGATGTCATTGCAGCTTGTGATGTTGTAATTAGCACTCGTTTGCACTCAACAATTTTTAGTATTTTATCCGACACACCTTTTATTGATTTATTGCATCATGATAAAAATGAATCATTCCTAAATACTTGTGGCTTGGAAAATTTCGGTCTTTCTTATTGGAGTTTTGGCTCTTCTCAATTGAAAGTTCTTGTGAATGAAATGATTTCAGATAAAAAACCAGAATTAATACAAGCTAAAAAATCACAAGAAAAGTTATTGCGGGAAAGCCTAAAATATGTACGTTTCGATCAATCAAGCAGGAATGATACAGGCGGTTTCTAAAGATAAAGCCATTCGTATCGGCGGCAACAAAACCATTTATGTGCCGGGCTTGGAAGAAAACAAGTCTCTGGTCGGAAAGAAGGTTGTTGTAGGAAATGCAAAGCCGTTGAGTAAACTGAAGGTTGCCGGGATCTGTAATTGGGGCGATCAATGTGGAATCGCAACTTATAGCGAGCAACTAATTCCAGAACTTCGCAAACATGTCAAAGAAGTCAAGATATTTGCAGAAACTATGGAAGGTGCTCATGATGATGTTGAACGCTGTTGGAAACGTGGGCAGAGTTGCATTGATTTAGCTCAACAGATCATTGATTATGGTCCAGACATAATATTCATCCAACATGAATTTGGAATTTTTCCAAAAGCCACTCATTTCCTTAAATTACTTGAAATGTTTAATAACATTCCTTATGTGATTACTTTGCATTCGGTTTATGAGCATCTTGATAAAACAATTTGCACTTCTTATATCAAAAACATCATTACTCATAATCCAAATGGAAAAATATGTTTGGAGAGGCTGGGTCATCGTAATGAAGTTTTTGTTTTGCCGCATGGTTGCAACTTATATGAAAACACACAGCAATTGTGGAATATATTTCAAAACGAACGCACGATTATTCAATTTGGGTTTGGTTTTGATTATAAAGGTCTTGATTGTGCAATAGAGGCTGTAAGTATATTGAAGAACAGATCAGAAGAGTTTAAGGATATATTTTATTGTTTCTTGTGCAGCGAGAGCAATCACACACGTTCAATTCAGGCTCGATATTACAATGAGATTAGAGATCTAGTTGAAAAGAAAGGGTTACAAGATAACGTAGTTGTGTTGCGTGGCTATTTGTCTGAGCAGCACATGCAGAACTTCTTGAGGACTGCTAAGTTGGCGGTCTTCCCATACAAGAACGATCCGAAGAATACGGTTTATGGGGCATCTGGTGCGATTCGCAAGGCGATGTCAAATGGCATTCCCGTGATCGCTAGTGACTGTCATTTGTTTGATGATCTCGATGGAGTTGTTCCACGACCAAGCAATCCAGAAGAATTAGCTGATGAGATCGCTAAAGTATTCACATCTGGAGATTACAGGAACTCATTGTTACAGAAATCAAAAAACTTTGTTACAGAAAACTCATGGCAAAATGTTGGGTTAAAATATGCAGAAATCCTTGCTCAGTTAACACAGGATAATTCTGATGTGATTCGAGTTGACAACATTGATTGTGTTCTTTAAGATTGTTTGATTACAATCAACAACTCAAAGGGACATCAATGGCTACAAGATCTTTTATTCGAACCGGAAACCTTAAGGCAAAGAATACTGCTGAAGAAGTCATGCAGTGGTATGCAGATTTACAGTCGGACTACCGTTCTTTTTTGAATTTATTTTTTGGGTGGATGGCAATTGGCTATGGCACAAATGCCGAAGATGAAGTGTTTTACACATCTAAAGAAGAATCCGAAAGATTGAGATCATTAACAATCGGTGACGCCAAAAAAGAACAGTTGGCAGTTAGTTTTATTGAACTTCTTCTTAAAGGAGGTGAAAATGCTTCTTCTTGTTACAATGTTTTCTATAGAAATTACAAGTCTCTGGGGAAGGCTAAATTAACACAAAAAAAGAATGATTTTTTGTCAGCCTTGCCTTTGCTCGATGAAAACAAGATTAAAGAATACTTCAAGACCGATGAACAACTTTCTCAAATTTGCATTGAAGAATGGTTGGAATATGGAGTTAAAAATTTACCACTGCCTGAAATTTGGGCGGAAGTGTCTCCCAGATTGGCATCAATTGAAAGATCGCTAGGAGTGGATCTCAGATTGGCATTTGGATTGTCTTGCATTCGTTCAAGAGATTGTAATTATTGTCGCATTCTCATAGAGATGGTTGGCAGGGATTTGAGGTCCATTTTCGAGAAGTACAACAACCATTTGTTGGAAACAGAAAAGATTAAACTGTCGATGAATGATAAACAAGGGCCTGTTTATGATTCTATTTGTTGTTTTGCAGCAGAATTAGAATCGAAAAATTCAGGTCTCACAAAGTATGTTTTGACAAAAGGCATAGATCATGTAAAAAAAGGAACTGGAGAAAAAACAGATATCAGACTTGCTGTTAAAGAACTTAAGAAGAATAAATACAGGATTCTGATTGAATCATCATATTCAGAAATTATGTCAGCTTATTCTTGCTGGAGGACAAAGAAACAGTTAGAAAAAAGAAAATTGTATCCTTGTTTCGATCCAAATAGAAATGACTATAAAGTTCCTGTAGGGCAGGGATCTCTAGGAAACTTCACTGTGTCAGTTGAAGATTCTGGCGATGTGCTTATTGAAATCGTCGGTGTCGGAGTCATAAGGTGTGCTGCATCTTGTTATTTCAGCGGTATTGTTTTTGATGAAATTAGGAATAAAAATGGTCGTACTGGTTATTCTTTGAATTTCTGTCATAAGTCGATAAGTAAAGGCAAGAAGGCCGTAAAAGCAGCATCTCATACAGGAGATAAAATTTCTGGGGTTCTTAAAGAGATTGGTTTGCGTAATACAGATTCTGGGTTTTTTGTATCACTCCCTTATTCGATTCATCACGACGAGAAAAACTTCAAAATTGCAGAATTTTTTATGTCGGCTTGTCCAAAGAAAGAAAATGTAGAGAATCTTCCTGACAAAATAGTCGTCGGAGCTATTGATCTGAATGTGTCAAATCCTGTCGCTGCCGTTAAAGCAGTTGTTTATCGTGACGACAAAAGCGGACAGTTAAACGCTTTAGATTATGGTTCAGGGAATCTCATTAAAAAACCATTCATGTTGGTGGCAAATGGTCCAAGAATCAAAAATTTGATAGAAATCAGAGACGATGCCAGACGTGTTATTGGAGCAATCAGAGAATTTAAAGTTTCTAACGCAGTTAAAGAACATGTGGGTGAAGACACTCGTGATTTTTTGATTTTATGTGGAGACACAAAATCTTCTTCAACTCGATATTTAATTCAGTCATGGGTTAAAAAAATCAATTCTCGCTTGAGAAAAATTAAGTTTGAGATGCGTTCTGGAGGATATCGTGATTGTGCAGATAATATTCGTTTGATTGAGGCTATGGATCAGTGTGCTTCAATGGCTGAATCTTATAATAGAATTCATTTGAAATCGGGAGAAAAACTGGTAAAAGTCGCAAAGTTTGATAAAAGCAGAGCAAATTTCAGAAATTTTGTTTTGAGACAACTTGCGTCAAAGATTGCCAATGAAATGAAAGATTGTAATGTTGTGTTTGGAGAAGATCTTGATTTCATATTTGATTCAGACAAAAACAACAATGCTTTGTTGCGTTTGTTTTCGGCGGCGACATTATTAAAATACATTATAGAAGCTCTTGAAAAAATTGGAGTTGGTTTTGTAAAAGTCGCCAAGAATGGCACTTCACAAAGCGATCCTGTTACTTCCAATCCCGGATGGCGTGATGACAAAAACAAATCTAGGTTGTATGTTGTCAGAGACAAACAATTGGGTTGGATTGATTCAGATCTGGCTGCCACGATGAATATTTTGATTCAAGGTTTAAACCATTCTGTTTGTCCATACAAATTCTATGTCAAGGAATATGAAAATAAGCCGAATTCCACTCAGGATAGCATCAATGCGATTAAGAAACCTGAAGAAGCCATTGGCAAGCGTATTAAGAGATTTTTCAATTTGAAGTACGGTTCTTCTGTCCCTAAATTTGTTTCGGATGATAGAGGTCGAGTTACATTTGCAAAAAAAATTGATAGCACTCAAACTCGATTGATTAACCAGTTTGTTTATGCACATTCCTCTTGTATTGTTACTTGCGAACTGCACAACGAGATGGTAAACAAAATCAAGCAATTAGCCGTGGAGAAGCCGAATTGCCAAGAATTTGACGTAACATGTGATCCAGATGGAAGATACAACAATTTTGCCTTACCAGAGGTGCATGATTCTTCAAAAGATGTTGGTGCTAAAGCACTTACGACAAAAGACGTTGACTTTAAAACGATTTTGAAAGATCATACGGCTTAGTTGTGCCACGTGCATGATTTTTGAATGTTTATGTTGTTTGGCTGATTGGACTTACGAAGACAGCAGTGCTGATGCTATTCAATAGGATAGAATCAAGGCACGGCTCTGAAGGAAAGATAAGTTTTGCTGTCTTAGAGGTGCTGATGCTATTCAATAGGATAGAATCAAGGCACAGCAAGCGTCTCGTAAAGAAAACGATCGTCAAGATGTGCTGATGCTATTCAATAGGATAGAATCAAGGCACTCACAAACTTAACTGCTGCTGTCTGTGTGACCAGCAGTGCTGATGCTATTCAATAGGATAGAATCAAGGCACAAAGGACATACGCTTTGAGTTTTGGGGGGTATACGTGCTGATGCTATTCAATAGGATAGAATCAAGGCACTGGGGGGTTAATTTCGGACGCACCAGCAGAAAAAGTGCTGATGCTATTCAATAGGATAGAATCAAGGCACTAGAAACTGGAGATTTATCAGCAGGTGGATACACGTGCTGATGCTATTCAATAGGATAGAATCAAGGCACTATCCTGATGAGATCAGAGAACTTGAGCGACAAGCGTGCTGATGCTATTCAATAGGATAGAATCAAGGCACCAACAGGTTTGCGTGGATGTGCGGAAACGGAATTGTGTGCTGATGCTATTCAATAGGATAGAATCAAGGCACAGCAGATATACACACTGGAAAGGTCAGACACTAAAGTGCTGATGCTATTCAATAGGATAGAATCAAGGCACTCACAGCCAACTGCCTACTTTGAGCAATTGATCACGTGCTGATGCTATTCAATAGGATAGAATCAAGGCACTCTTGAGTTGGTCAAAAACACAAATAGAACCAACGGTGCTGATGCTATTCAATAGGATAGAATCAAGGCACTCCTCTCAACCTCTCTCTTCTGGAATACACACACCAGTGCTGATGCTATTCAATAGGATAGAATCAAGGCACCTATCACCCTGACGGCGGCAATGAGGTGCTGATGCTATTCAATAGGATAGAATCAAGGCACATTTGACTCCGCTTGTTGAGTGTCGGTTAGTAACAGTGCTGATGCTATTCAATAGGATAGAATCAAGGCACTTGTCAGATAAGATTTGAGTCTTCTTCCCTCACAAGTGCTGATGCTATTCAATGGGATATAATCAAGGCACGGAAGTCACTACAGGTCGGGGAACTCACTTCTATTTTGTGCTGATGCTATTCAATAGGATAGAATCAAGGCACTAGACACAATGACACGACAAGAACAGTTAAATTCATGTGCTGATGCTATTCAATAGGATAGAATCAAGGCACGTTACTCACTGGACAAGATTCGAATCTTGAAATCAGGTGCTGATGCTATTCAATAGGATAGAATTAAGGCACTTTGATTGCCGACAAACGGTGAAAAATTGCCCCTCGGTGCTGATGCTATTCAATAGGATAGAATCAAGGCACGTGTCCACTGAAGACTCGGGTGTGCTGATGCTATTCAATAGGATAGAATCAAGGCACCAGTTAGTGATGTCAAAAAAGGGTTTGGTGCTGATGCTATTCAATAGGATAGAATCAAGGCACAAAGCAACCGACGACAGCGGTCAAATTGCTAGGATAGAATCAAGGCACTTGAAACCTTTGATCTCACAAAGGTCTTTGATCCTCGTGCTGATGCTATTCAATAGGATAGAATTAAGGCACCAGCAAGAGACCAGTAAGTCATCAAGTGTCAAAAGTGCTGATGCTATTCAATAGGATAGAATCAAGGCACGAATCAGACTTACTGTGCTGATGCTATTCAATAGGATAGAATCAAGGCACGCAAAGTACGTTGGCAGAAGAGCCACAAAAAGAACAAGTGCTGATGCTATTCAATAGGATAGAATCAAGGCACTAAAAGACCGATTTTTCTTGTGCTGATGCTATTCAATAGGATAGAATCAAGGCACTTGCCTGCACAGTTCAGATTTCTTATTCAAGCTGACTAGACGAAATTCAGACTTTTCTGTAATATCTCGGCTAACAAGCCTAGTTAAAGAAGAGGTATAAATGAGTGATATTTTTGACGATCCAACATTATCTGATCCAGACGAAGACGGAACTGATGTTAAGTACAGTTGGGATGAGGAGTTTCAGAGACACATTATCGCTCTTGTTCTTTGTGACAGACAATTTCTGTTGCAATCTTTAGACCTTATAAAGCCAGCGTATTTCACAAACAAAGCACATCAAAAAGCCGCATTTTTAGCATTTAATTTCTTTAAGAAATACCGAATACTTCCGGGCAAAGATTTCATTGTCCAAGAAATAAAAAGCAGTCTTAAGGACAATAAAGCTTTATCTTATTACATTGGTGAAATTAATACTCTTTATGATTATTTTCAGCCGGGATTGGATGCTCGTGAATACTTGCAAGACAAAATCACATACTTTGCAAAGATTCAATCAGTAAAACAAGCATTTACTAATTCGCTGAAAGAAATTGACAAGAGTCCTGAATCGGAAGAAACTTGGACAAAAATATATGAAATGATGCGTACAGCGATGACAACGCATCAGAATTTTGAAGTAGGTCTTGATTATTTCAAGACAATTCAGCAGAGATATGCTGATATGGTTACAGATGAAGAAGATAAAGAACGGTTTATAACTGGGCTGGAATCCATTGACAAATCAATCAATGGTGGCGGTTATGGCAGAGGTGAAATCATCTCATTTGTTGCTGGTTCAGGGGTTGGAAAATCAGTAATGTTGGCGTGTCTTTCAGCTACAAATTTAATGCGTGGCAAAAAGGGCGTGTACATTTCTTTGGAACTTGCAGAAGTTAAAGTGGCAGACCGCATGGATTCCATTCTTACTGGTTTTCCAGTGCAAAACTTATATGGGCATCGTGAGTCCATATTTGAAGAATTGGCAAAGATTGAAGGCGTAGATTATGAATCTAAAATGCCATTGGTAATCAAGCAGTTTCCGGCTGGCACAGCTACAGTAAACACTGTTAGAGCCTATATTTCACAACTCAGGTTTCATGGATTTGATCCAGATTTTGTGATTGTGGACTATGTTGGCGAAATGGCCGACATGCCCGGAATGAAGACTTACGAGAGTCGTGAAAAAACTGTTCGTGATTTGCGTGCTTTGGCTACAGAAGAAAATGTCTTTGTAGCAACTGCTATGCAGCCTAATCGTGGATCGAAAGAAGTTCAGAAAAATCAGGGCGGTCGTCTTGATGATGAACATTTGGCTGATTCATTTGGTCAGATACGACCATTGGATGGATGTTTTTCTATAATGCAGAATGATGGAGAAAAATTGCTTGGAATTGGAAGGATGTATGTAATTAAGCAACGTGATGGTTTGAGTCGCTTCCAAATTTATCTTGGCTTCAATAAACAAAATCTAAAAATTACAGAAATACATCAATCCACATATATGCAACTGCTTAACTCTCATAAAGAAAGTGTAGTTGATGATGTAAAAATGGATCACATCATTAAGCCGTTTGCACCAGAAGATGATGAAATCCTTCCAGCGGTTGACGAAAAAGAAGACTAAAGAATCGTACTTGTTTTTCCGACAAAAAAATGATAAAATTACATTAAGGCATATATAAAACATACAAAAAAGAAAGGTAAATCATGTCAAGAAAAGAGAAGTTAGAGTTTGCAGGAGTTATTGTTGAAATTGATCCAGAAAACCTTCGTTTCAATGAAAACAATCTGTCTCAATATATTCAGACTGAAGCTGGTTACTACGACAATTTCGGAGCTTATCTCTCATTAGCTGAGAAGAATTTACAGAACTTCGAATTACGCCATGAAAAACTGTCGGCTGATCGATTTATTGAAGCAAAGGAGTCTGGCGGCAGTGACAAGTTAGCTGAAGCAAAGGCAAAGGCTGATCCAGATGTTGTGGCTTTTAAAGAGAAAGTTAATGATGCAAAATATGCTGTCAATAGATTGAAGCAACATTTGCGTGCTTGGGACAAGAATCACGACAACGCTCAGAGTTTGGGGCACATGCAACGCAAGATGATGGATAAGCTCAATAGTGACATCATGGGTGGCAAAGGTTACATGCACAGCGGAGTTAATGATGATTTGATTTCAGAAACAATCAAGTCTTATAGTGAAGATGAAAAAGGCGGATTCGCAGATGACTTACGTTCTGCGATGTACTGATGCTATTCAATAGGATAGAATCAAGGCACTTTCTTAAATTATGTAATTCATAAGTGTAGATATGTTTAAGTCCGTCATCTGCCAATTCGAATAGTTATGAGACTAACCTCAATGATGTTTCAAGCTGGATTGCAGAGAGGAAGGCTAATGAGGAAGTTTGTTCATTCTTTGTGCAAATCGCTGGGAATTCCCAGCTTTTATGCACTGTATGAGTGAAAGCTTGTGCCGAACTCAAATAAAACCAGATGAGAGACTATGCTTGTTGTGTTAACAGTATGGTCTCTTTTCGTTTTCAAATTACAGGTACAAAAATGCTTAAAGGAATAATCACAGTAGTAGCCGTATTTTTTGTGACATCTACATCGTTTGGTGGAGAATCATGGCACGCAAAAGAATTTGAAGTTAGAGAAAAACCAAGTGTTGTCTCAACATGGCTAAAGGCTCATCCAAAGGAAGTCGCTAGATCAACTGGCGGAGAAATAATTTCTAAGGATGGAGACAATATACGATTAAGACAAGATACACAAAAAGGTATGATGGAATTCACAGTGCGTGAATCCTCTTCTGATTCTGGAGACACTTACAATTACAGTTCAAAACTTATTGAAGTTCATAGTGGATTGATTGAAGACCAAAAAACAGTAATCAAAGTTGAACCATATCGTGGTGGATCAAAAATAACGATTGAGTTGTCTGCTAGTGTTAGAAACACAAAGCCAATTACAATAAAGCCGGAATTGACAAAATCAGCAAAAGGCTTTCAACACATGCTAGAAAGAAATTTTAGATAATGAGAAGGTCCATTGAAGTAAGATCACTTTCGGATGCTCGCAAGTTTGTATGTTCTGTGCCATGGGCAGGCATTAGCATTGTTGACAATGTAGGCGAAAACCCGATTCTTTCTAAAGAGAATCGGGTTGGTCTATTAAACATGTCATTTGAAGACATTGATTTTCCTCGACCAACAACGCCTCCTGAGTTGATATTTGACGCACAGAAGGCTAAGCAAATTTTGGATTTTGTCAAAGAGATGTGGCCGCAGGTAGAATGTTTCTTAGTTCATTGTCATGCAGGCATGTCACGATCTCCAGCCGTTGCTGCTGCAATTGAGAATATTTATCATGGTCGTGGAGAAGATAATTATTGGTTCGAAAGAAAGGTGCCGAACATGTCTGTTTATCGAACTATTTTGAACACGCATTATGAAATATCAACATCAGTTTGAGCAGGAGTTGCCTGCTTTTGTTTACGAAAATCATTAGCTAATTTTTGTTTTGCTTGAAGATTCTTTAATCGTTCTTCTGCGGCAGCTATATTGAAATCTTTCTTTGACATTGATGTGTGAGGTCCAGAGTTGGCACCGAATGTAGGTTGGATTTTTCCTTGACCCACTGTGTATGCTTCTTTTGCGACTCGTTCTGCTGGTATAAAAACCATCAATTTTGAGACGCCAGAACTATTATCGGTAGTTGGTCTTATTTCAACACCATTTTTCGTTCTGAACGCTCTGTCGATTATTCCGCTAGTTTGCTTTATAGCGTCAAGTGCTGTTGTTTTTAGCATATCTGCTGGAATGTGATATATTTGGGTTTCATCTTGATTCATAACAAAATAATGTTTTACAGATTGTCCTTTGTAATCACGACCTTGTGTTCTTGGATTGTTTAATTGATCTGCAACTGGCAGTTTTGGATCAAAGCCAAGAATTAGTTCATATGCTATATCATCACTACCTCGACCAGTTTTTCTCAATTTAATTTGAACTGGTTCGCTGGGATTTCCGTTGAGGTATCCGTCAATTTTCAACTTAGTGTCAAGTGACATCATGTTATCGACTGTGACGATTTTGATTCCGTGATTGAGAAGTTCATCTTTAATAAATTTCTCTCCAATATCTTTTCCTTGTTTTAATCTTTCATCTTTTGATAAATGGCTGAAATCGTGTCTGACTATTCCAGTTGATTCTATGAATTTTTTAAAATTTCCCATATCTTATGTATAATAAAATTTGTCGAAAATTTCAATACTAAAACATAATATGAATAGTTGTCACTATAGTATGAAAGATGGGGGTTATGTGTCTGATTGACAAGAATTAGACACAACTGCGGCTAGACATGATGTCATTACTTGTGCCTATGCTATTCGTAACGATAGTATCAAGGCACTCTCGAAAGTGCCTTCATCTAACTGAGAGTGTGACAGAAGAAAACTTCTGTCACACTCTTTTTGTTTATGGACTCTGAATTAATTCGCAAACAACTTGAGTTAGGCTTAATATCTCCAGATATTTTGTTGTCTGGGACCAAGCTTATAGACGAATCTTCAAGAAATGCTGGAGATTACAAGGATGGCAACTACTTGCCGTTTTATTACCATCTTGGAAAACAGCTTAAATCAAAAAATGTTTATCAGATTGGAGCCAAACTTGGACTTGTAGGAGCATGTTTCCTTAAAAGTTGTAAGACAGTTGAAAGTTGGCTGGCGATGAACAACGACAAAACATTTACTGTTCAAATAATTACAGCCAATTTGAAGTTAAACACGAAATATTTTAATGATATTATGCCCGGTCCTATTTCTTGTATATCATTTACGGATGATATATTGGAAACTGAGATTCCTAATGCAAAGAAATTTTCTGGATTCGATCTTGGGTTTCTTACAGAAAACTTTGGAGAAGAAAAATATCTGAAACATCTGAATTTCTTGTGGAAATTTTTGGTTCCAGAAGGATTATTAGTCGCAGACTATATAACAGAACATGATGTTTTTCACGAGTTTTGCAGGGTAAAAAACCGTGAACCAATAATTTTTAACACTCGTTATGGTGTAGGCATTATCCAGAAATAAGGTAACAGGAGAAAAAATGGGATACGAAATCAATTATATTTTCCATCCACGCAAAGAAGATGGTGGCTATAACACAGATGTCAAAGAAGACAAGACTGTTAAAGTCGGAAAAGCATTCGACGATATGCCGTTAGAGAAGTGTGCTGCTGCCATCATGGCTCAATTAGCTCGTCGAGATGTTTGGGTTGTGGATGTTAAAGTTTATGAACTCATCAAGAGCGAGATAAATTTTAAAGAGGCGGCTGATGGACGTGGGATAATCTTAAAGAACAGAAAATACAATTTGGGAAGCACTGCTGAAGCGTTGGCTGAAGATTTGATTGAAGAAATTCAGCCACAAATTCAAGGAATGATTGTTCCTCCCGGAATGCAACCTCATGAAATCGCTGCGATGCAAAGACAAAAAACTTCTACAGATATGTCAAATCTATATGACGGGAACAGTAGGGTTCCAGTAAAACAAAATCCAAGACCGCAGGTTAATCAAAACAAAGTGATTTATTATGTGTATTTTGAGCCGCTTCAATGGACGAATGAAGCTAGAAAGAACAAGTTGAGATTTACAGAAGACAAGAAATATTCTGTTCATGCTGTAATTCCTAAGAAGACTGCCACTGGCGATATAAGGTTAGATGCTCAAGAAATTGCTTTGACTGATGATGAGGGCAAGGTAATGATTCTTGATGAGAAATACTTTACTGTAGCTGGGAGGGGGTTAATTGCAGATGAGCAATTGGGGTTTTCAGGATCAAACGGAAGAAGAGATTCAAGACCAAAGCTTATGCACGAAAACGAACTCACAATTGGCAATCATCAAGAAGAAAGGCAGCCGCAGCCTTATAAGCAGGTTCGGAGGCTTAATCAAACGGATATTCCTGCTGGAGTCCCGTTAGATGATGGAACCATACCGGAAGAATTATTTCAAGTGCCGGATTTGCGGCCTAACAGAAGATAAGAAAGAAATATTATGACATCTAAACAACAAAAAAAGTTGCAGAAGCGTGTGTCTCGTGAAAGAGACACACGCAAGAAAATTCTCGTAAGACGAGAAGCAATACGTGCTCCAATTCGCAAAGAAAAAGAAGAGATTCTTCGCCAGAAGAGAGTTAAAAAACTTCAGCGTGATTTGGAACAGTTTGATCAAGTGATGACAGATCGTGAAATGTTTGAAGCAAGTGACAATACTTTGAGTCAGCTTGAAAAGAATATTGCGATTCTTAAAGCACTAGAAGAAGAACACAATCGAGAGATAACACAAAAAGAGAAGATCAATGAGAGGCTTGAATCTGAAGGATACTACACTTTGGAAGAAAAAATGAATGCTGCTCGTGAATTTTATGAATCAGATATGGGTGTCGGCGGATCTTCTGGTGCGAGTTTTTCTGTAAACAAACCGATGAAAGACACGGCAGAAATTTCTGTAATAAAAGCTCCTTCGAATGAATCTACAGAAATTTCTTAAACAATGCTAAAGTCCATTGACCCGTTTTGCGAAAAGAACTATAACATAAACATCTGAAACACATTGTTACAGATACTTTTCTATTTACGGAGTAAAAACCATGTCAGATTTTGGAACACTCGATCTCGAAGAAATGATGGGCGAAGACGCTCGTCTCAGTGAATCTGGTCAAGCGAATTTTCTTGACCAGTTCGTCCCAATGCCGGATGTAAAGCCCGGACAAACAGGCACTCTTTGTATACGAATTTTGCCCCCAGTGCGTTCTGGGAAGCTTTATCAGTATAACAGAACCCATAAAATGAACGGTCGCAGCATTCATTGCCCTCGTCCGCTCGTTAATGGAAAATGGGAACGATCCATTGCCTGTCCTGTTTGTGATTATTACAGTGGTCTGTGGGCACAAGCGGACAAGTTGGAGAAAGCTGGTCATGTTAATGAAGCCAATAAGCTAAAAGAAGAGGCTCGTAACATTAAGCCAGTTGAGCGTTACTATTACAACGCAATCGTCCGTTCAATGCCGGGTGATGGGGGAGCAATCCTGACGAACGTCGGGCCACGAATTCTTAGCGTAGGCAAGTTGTTGCATAAGCAACTTATTCGTGCCATTGTTGGAGAAGAAGGTGATCCAGATTCTAAGCTGGGCAACTTCACAGACCTCAAGTCTGGTTATGACTTCATCATTCGAAAGGAAGTCACCAGTGGAGACGGTTTTCCGAAGTATGATCGGTCTGGTTTCGCTCGCAGCACTTCTCCTGCTGGAAATCCAGAAGAAGTTAAGAAGTGGGCAGAAGCACTTCACGACTTGACAAAACTTCGCAATCCTCGTGATCTTGAAGTTTTGGAAAAAGAACTAGCGATCCATCGTGGATTGATTCCTGATGATTTCGAGAAGTTCGATACTAACAGTTTTGATGCCAAGTGGGGCAAGAAGGCTGCTGAAGAAGTGCAAGAATTGATGGATCACAAGCCGGGCGGTGTGTCCGTTCCTGCTGGAGTTCCAGCCTCTGAAACAGTCGCCTCTGAAACAAGCGTCTCGACAAAGAGCGAAGATATTCCCATCGAAGATGAGGATTTCTTAAGTGCTCTTGAAGATATGGAAAAGTAAACCTTTTCTAAAGAGGAGCGGATGAGTAGTCCGCTCCTCATTTTTTTACTAAAAGCTTGTTTTAAGAGGGATATTATTATTATTATGGCAAAGAAGAAAATAACAGACGCATCAGTCGTGGACATGGATGCGGCATATGCTGCTATTGCAGAAAAAACTGGTGGAGACACTCTTGATTGTCTTGAAGACATCAAATTTTTTATTGACACTGGAAATCTTTCGATCAATTATTCCTGCTCTGGTAGGTTTATTAAAGGCGGCATTCCGGGAAACAGAATCACAGAAGCATATGGTCCAGAGGCTTCTGGAAAATCACTTATTGCGTCAAATTGTTTGTTTGGAGTTCAACAAATTGATGGATGGGCTGTGATCTTGGATTGCGAAAATGCAACAAATGCAGATTTCATGAAAAAAGTCAGCCATCTGAATTTGAAACGAGTTATACGTTACGCACCATCATCTTTGGAGCGAGCATTCAGACAGATTCACACTACTACGAAAGAAATTCGTGATAAAGAAAAAGAATTAGGAATTGAAAGAAAACCAATTCTTTTTGTATTTGACTCTTTAACTGTTCCGCCTTGTGAACGTGAACTGAGAGAAAATAAACTTCCGATGGATTATAATCCTGCTCAATGGAAGACGATTGTAGGACGTCAAGAACAGCCGGGAGAAAGAGCTAAAGTAATTTCAGCAGAGATGCGTAAATTACAAGCAATGGTTGTTGAAAACGACGTAACAGTTTACCTCATTAATCAGACTCGTGATAAGATTGGCGTTATGTACGGAAACCCAGAAACAACGCCGGGTGGAAATGCAGTGAAGTTTTATGCTTCTCTAAGAATGAGAACATCAGCTAAGAAAAAGATTGAACACAAGAACTTGGAGAAATTTTCTGGCATCAACATGCAGGTAAAAAATGTAAAGAATCGTTCTTGCCGTCCATTCATTGTAGCTGATGATATTAAGTTGTATTTCGATGATGGAGTAGATCCATTGAGTGGTTTGCTTAACTGTTTAATTTCTGATGAGAGAATTACAGGCAAAGGCACCTATTCAGTTGCAGAAAATTATTTGCCAGAAGGACTGGCTGAATATAAGTTTAAAGCAAAGAAGTCAGATAATAGAGTTCCTATCCAAGTTCTGCTTGATTGCCCAAAGTTAATTGACGCAGAAACAGAAGCTGAAGTTCAAGAGTATCTTGATAGATGGGGCGGAGGATTAATGGCTACTGAGAGTGGAGAGTACGGAGAAAAGAACGTACAATTCGACGCTGATGGAAATCCATTTGAAACTGGTGGATATGACGATGAAGAAAGCGAAGAAAGCGAAGATTAAAATACTTTTCTACGATAGTAAGGCAGATGGTCAATACTGACCATCTGCCTTTTTTCGTAAGTAAAAATATAGTTTGATACCATCCTCATCAAGAAAGCTTCGCCTCCACCAAGCAATAATTCCCCTGACCGATTTTCTTGACTTGTTTTCCGCTTCTTACCATTTGTTTTCTAACGGCAGATAAGTGATTACACAGACAAGCGTCGGTAATTTCACAATTTTTGTATTTTTTCTTAAGGTCTTTCAACGATACCGGATTTCCTTCTGACAATTTTTCGTAAATATACTCTCTAATTTTTTTGGCATTATTCAAAATAGAGCTTCTTGGGCGGCTTTTTGGATAAATCTTCTCAATAATCTTGATATCCATTTCTGTGTTGTAATCAAGGTTACATATTGCACCGGCGAGATTTTTTAGATGGTTTATGATTTCGCCTTTTAATACTTCCACTTGATACACTTCTGCATGGAACGTTTTTACAAATTCAATAATAGACGGCATATTTTTTTCATTGACAAGAAACTTCCTCTTGTCCGGGGTTTTTACAAGCAAACAGTTATTCATAATTCTCCCTTGACATGGATTGACTGATAGTTACATTATATCTAAAATATCAAGATATGAACAGACCTATTGATTGTCGATCTTTAAGAAGATTTGGCGTAGAAATTGAACTCAATACTTTGGATGGTCTTATTAAAAGACCAGATCCAGATGCTGGGGAAATACCGAACGGTGCAGACTATGTGGCTTGCATTGTAAAGAAAATATCTAAGGGAAAAGTTGAAATAGCCCCATGGGATTTTGTTCACAACAATAATAACTGGATCATTAAACATGATATGAGTTGCGGTTTTGAGATTAACACGCCTGTGTTAAAAGGGTGGTATGGTCTAAATAATCTAATACGTGTTGTAGATGAACTTTCTAAAGACCCAAAAATAAAAGCTAATCATCTTTGTTCTTTACATGTGCATGTTAGTGTAAATGATTTAGACTTACAACAGATGGCATCTGTAATTGCCTATTATATTAAATGCGAACATGTATTTTTTGATTCTGTTCCATCTCAAAGGAAGATGAATCGTTATTGTCAGTGCATAAGCATGACAGATTGGTTTGGCACAGAATTTGATATGCGACCAATGGAGCTTGTAACTCGTATTTCTCAATCAAAATATGGTTCTATCAACACATTTCATTTTATCCGTGGTGGCGGATTTTCTGCTGGGAATGATCGTCGTCAAACAATAGAATTTAGAATTGCTGAGAATACTGCTTGTCTTGATCCATATTTTGTAAAGAATTGGATCAGGTTATTGATTCATTTTGTTGAAGTTACCAAATACAAAAGACTTCCAAGACCATATAGTTACGGCAATCAACATTCAGGATTAGCTTGGTTGGATTTCCAAGAAGTTTATAGTTTGCTGAAATTTGACAAGCCGTTGTCTCCGGGAATGCAGCAGGTTCGACAGTGGTTTATGGACAGAATTAGAAGAAATGGAGTGGATGCGGCAAATTCTGCAATATGGTCTAAATCTGGCCGCTCTGTTTGTCGAAAGCAGTTTTTAGAGATAGATTCAAATTTATCAAGGATCAATGATGTTGAAGACAATCTTTATGGACAGAAGTGGATCGCATGATGGGTACAAGCCGTTCAGAAAAACCTAATTTTTGGAACATTTTTCACTTGAAACCCTTTTTTTGTTGGCATTTGCATAGATTTATGTAAATTTATTGACAACTGGTACATACCCATAATGAACGATGATATTACACATTCTGTGGATTCTATGAAGGCGATGGCCGATCATTTAATTCCTTATACATTTCCAAAAGTTTCTTTTGAAGAAGAACAGAAAATTTTGTGTTTTAAGCAAAGAATTATTATGGTTGATGGTTATGAATTGATTGTTTGTTACAGTAAAGCTGATTATGAGCAGTATTGTTTAGAAACTTTACAAATACAATCTCCACAAGTTCCGTTTATTCCATTTAATATTGTGTGTAAAGTTGGGCAATTTTTTATGGGAAAAAAAAATTTGGCATATATTGATTTTTTTAGACACAATAGGAAAGTTTATTGTTGGGCTGTAAAATCCTTAGAAGAAAAGCGTTTGTCTCCGGGAAAGAAGACTAGCCCAACAAGTTATGAAGGTTTTGATTTTCATTTATTACACCCCGGAACTGTAGATTTGTTCTGATTTGAATGTGCTTTTGGATAAATACATTCAACGTCGTTTTATCGAGAGGCAAGCACAATGAAAAACGCTAAAGAACTCAAACTTCAGTATATGATGATTCAGCAACTTTTGGAAAATGGACATGTTTCTCTTTTGTTACCAGATGGTATCACCCTCGAAATTGGAATAACACAAGAAGACAAGCACGGTCAATTAAAGAAAGTTGATGATTATTGTTATGTTGTTTCAACATCTAAAGATGGCCGTTCAGCAATGTTAGATTCATTTAATTTGGGCTTGCAGTTTGAAGACGGCGACGATACGATTATTTGTGAAGATCGTGTGCTGGGCAATCATGGAACTCTTGTCCGCACTTTAGATGTTGTTTAGTAGTTTCCATTAAAAAATGGGTTCCATGTGATTCTTTAAGTTTGACCTCTCCGGACAATCTCAGGGATAATACATGCGTGCCGATGACGACTCCATTGTCCTTCGGCACACTGAACTCAATCCAAATTTCAAATTCTGGAGTAATTTCTGTAACTATAAATTTTGTTACAGACGCTCGGAATTGTATTTTAGGGATTTCTTTTTGTTGCAGCGTTTTGTAAGCTGCATTACGGGCGTATTCTAAGCATAGCCGTACAATTTGTTGGCGATCTAGGAATTCTGTCCAGTTCAACTGGAGCAACCGTTCCAGTTTTTCTGCAATCAATATTTTCATGTGAGGCATACCATGAGCAGGAATACAATAGTAGAGTTTGTTGGCTCAATTTCTGAGGAAGATCTACGCTTTCTCAACACTCGATTGAATGAAAGACTTCAGGGTGATATTGCAGAAGCATTGGATTTTATCAGCCATTTCAAGGCGATGGATGCAATGTTTGGGTCTGCAAAATCAGCCGATGAAGTTTATAACTTCTGCGATTTGATCACAGAAGTTTTACAAAAAGAGTACAAAAAACGAGGTGTTCAAACAGAACGTCGGTAATTAATAAATAAGTAAGGCGGGTAGTTCCGCCTTACTTATTTTCACGTCATTCAATAAGGAAAACAAGTATGTTTGGTCCATCGCTAGTAAAAGCAAAAGCAAAAGAATGGAAGTTTGTCAGCATTGATATCGAGACACTAGGTCTCGATGAAAATTATTGCGACATTATTGAATTTGGAGCAGTATTAGATGACTTGGACACTCCGCTGGAAGATCTTCCAAGATATCATTGTTATTTAACCAATGACAAAAACAGATATCAAGGAGAAATTGCCGCTATGGCTATGCACGGCACTATCTTTAAGAGAATTGCTAGCCGTGAAAAAGGTTACAACTATATTCCGACCGATATTCTTGATGAAAATTTTTCTTCATGGCTTAAAGAACATGGATTGGATAAAATTGTTATCATCGGAAAGAACTTTGCAAATTTTGACCTGAAATTTTTACAGAAGATTGGGTTTGGAAATTCTACAAATTTTCATCGGAGAATTCTTGATGTTGGTAGCATGTTCTACGATTCTGTCAAAGACATTGTTCCTCCTAATCTTGAAGAATGCTTAAGAAGAGCGAGAGTTGAAAAAACAGTAGAACACACTGCTGTTGAAGATGCACTTGATGTCTTGCGTTGTGTTCGTTATAAACAATTTCATTAAATACAGTTGCAAGCCACATCATAGGAGCGGCAATAATGGCTGAAGTGATTAGGATTAGTGATAGTTCTGCTTTGGTTCCAACAAAAGACTATGAGTATGCCTCATGGGAGTTTGATGACTTTAATCCAGTTCAAAGTCGTCTCATGGACACCTTTGCAGGAGACAGCAATGTTGCCATCGCAGCCGCAACATCAGCAGGAAAAACTATCTGTTCTGAAATGTATCTTGCTTACGAAATTCGCAAGCGTGGTGGCAAGGGAATCTACGTTGGACCATTGAAAGCTCTTGCTAGTGAAAAAGAACAGGATTGGACTGATAGCAAACATCACTTCAGCAACGTCAATACAGCCATTGTTACTGGTGACTTTAGATTCACTGGCAGCAGAATATCTGAGTTAGATAAATCTGATTTGATTGTCATGACTCCAGAAATGTTGGCAAGCAGATGTCGCAACAGTAAATCAGACAAGAGTAAATTTTTGGCCGATGTCGGAACTATCGTATTTGATGAAAGCCACTTGTTGACTGTTCCGAATCGAGGAGATCACATCGAGGTCGCTTTGATGAAGATGATGGACATAAATCCTAAAGTTAGGATTGTTCTGTTGTCAGCTACTATGCCGAATGTTGATGAGATCTGTGGTTGGATTACCAACCTGACTGGAAGAGACACTTACTTCTTGGAATCAGATTATCGTCCTTGTCCGCTGAGCATTCACTATGAAGCGTACTACGACGGCGATAAGATGTATGACGACAAAGAGAATCAGAAGATAAGTACGGCGTGCTCTATTGTCGATTATTATCCAAATGACAAATTCCTGATCTTTGTTCATACTAAGCGTACAGGAAATTTGATGGTTAAGGAGCTTGACCATCATGGAGTAATTGCTGAATTCCACAATGCTGATTTAGGTCTAAAAAAACGACGTGATCTTGAGGATCGTTTTAAGAATGATCCGAGTTTCAGAGTTGTTGTTGCGACTTCAACTTTGGCGTGGGGACTGAATCTTCCTGCTCGACGTGTAATTGTCACTGGCGTTCATCGTGGCTTGCAGTTAGTCGAAAATTACGATATCTGGCAAGAAGTTGGTCGTGCTGGTCGTCCAAAATATGATCCTCGTGGCGATGCGTATATTTTGGTGCCTGAGAGCAGCAAAGACGAACATATTGCCAGATTGAAAAAGAAGTCTCCAATTCGATCAACGATGTTGGAATATGTTGGAACAGATGAAAATCCACATTATAAAACCTTGGCTTTTCATGTTGTAAGTGAAATTCATCACGGAAGCATAAAAACAAAAGAAGGGTTTCATCAATGGTTTCGCAAGAGCTTGGCACATCATCAGGACCAAGACTTCAATGATGCGGTCGTTGACCGCACAATTAAAATGCTGGAACAGTGCAGAGCGATCGTTGTCGAAGATGGCGAGTACAAATGTACCGCTGTCGGAAAAGTCGCCTCAATGTTTTATTACAGTCCTTTTGATGTTTCTGATCTGCGACGTAACTTCAAACAGGTATTTGACCAAAAGCTTGAAGATAATGATTATGCCTTGGCGATGGCGATGGGCAATGTGGACACGAACAAGTGGGCTATCGCTAATCGTTATGAGAAAGAACAGATGGCAACATTCCAAGGAAAAGTCGAACGAATGTTCGGTGAATCGACATTTCTTCCGGGAGCAATTAAATACGGGTTCGTTTACTTCAACATGTTGAAGGGAAAGAAAAATGATGTATTTGCTGCTCTTCAAGGAGCAATGTTAGTCGATCTGGAACGAACGATGCAGGTCATTAATGCCCTCGACAATATGAGTTGTAAGTGGGAAAAACAAAATTGGTTTAAGACTTTTAAGATGCGTCTTCAATATGGAGTTGAAGCCGATCTAGTTGAATTGGTCCAGATTCCAAATGTTGGACACGTTAGAGCAAACAGACTCAAAGACAAGAAGATTAAAAGTCTTGGCGACTTCTTAAACTATGATGTTGGCACGATTGCCAAGATTATGAAATGTAGCACCAAGCTGGCTGAAGAAGCACTGGAAGGTGCTCGTTTGATAGAGTTGAAAGCGTCGATTGATGATTAAAGAACAAAAGCCAATGATTTTGTATCATTGGTGGTGCGATGAACCTACAGTTAAGCCATATCAAGATATGGCTAATCCAGTTGTTCTATCCATTGCCGTTCTACGGGAACACAATAAAAGTGTGCCTGTGACGGTTTTAGATCTTAGTCAAAGAGATACAGAGGATTGGGGTGTATTCCCAGAATTGCTTAACTTCAAAGTTGTGAAGTGGAATCCTCTGCTTAATTTGTCTTTGCCAAAATCATCAAAGTTGTGCTCCCGTGTTTGGGATGTCTGGGCATATGCTCATCAGATTGGATATAATAAAATACTGTTCACTGATTCAGATATCTTCTGGCTTAAAAATCCTCTGCCTCTTAACGAACAAGAGGACAACGGAGATATCACAAAGTTCTATTGTTCTTCAAACACTGGAGTCTGGTACTTTGATAAAACCACTTCTGTTTCTAAAGAAGTGTTCAGTATTTGGAAAAACATTATCGCTCGTGTGATAATTGGAGACATAGAGTTCTTTGATGAACTAAGAGACAAAGTGCCAACTGCTAATGACCGATGCTTTCAAGATGAAGTCGCATTTGGATATCTCATTCTTCAATATCCAGAACTATACAATCCTGTTGGATACGAAGAGAATTACGTTGTTTATAGATTAAGAAGCGATAATGGAGATTTGAGCAGCATTAAGTGTTTACATGGACTTGGTGCTGTTCTTGGAAACAAAAGAGGTAGAATTTGTTTGGTGTTGAAAGAATTAAAGGATGCTGTAGAACGTGTCTTGACAATAGATCATTGCAAAATGATCTACGGAGATACAGATTATAAAGATGTATTGTCAATTTTTGACATCAAAAAAATAACTCATCAAAGATTGAAACATGTTCTTGAGTTTACTGGAAATGTTACAGTAGAAAAACTGTTTGAAGAGCTTAAGGAAAACATAGATGTATGAAGTTTTAATTGATACAGGCGATGGAAATTTGCGTTTTTTGTATAATTTTTCTACATTAATCAAATGTGCTTTTTTCATTAAGACATATGATCCAGAAGGCACTGCTCGAATGAGCGTTCGCAAAGTTGGATCTTCTGAATGTTTGTTATTTGACGAAATTTGGAATAAGAAAAAAGTGGTTAAAGAAGAAAATATTGTAAATTGGAATAAAGATGGATTTTAGACATCTTCGTTTTCATTGATTTCTTTTTCTTTGCCAAAAAATCCTTTTGGATATTGAATTTTAACAATGCCGTCTCCTTTGACTTTATCTCCTTTTTCGTTTTCAACCCAGAACTTCACTTCTTGAATATCGTCTGTAAAGTTTTCCATTGATTTTGTAGTTGGATCAAAATATTCGGATTCGTACATACATCTATCTTCTGGCCACATTGGCACTTTAAGCCTCTTTCCTTCATGAAGAACAACAACAGAGCATTCTTCAGCTTTTGAATTGTAAAGCTTACAGTTCATACAGATTCGTTTTATTTTTTTCTTAGTCATATTGATGTTGACTCTCTTCTTAAAAAATGGTGAAATACAGGAACACTCAATAAATCCTGAATCACACTATAATACAGTTGCTTAAACTATTAATTCAAACAAGGAAGAAAAAATGATAGAACTTAATGAATCAAATTTTGATTCAGAAACAAGCACAGGATTGGTTCTTGTTGATTTTCATGCTGCATGGTGTGGTCCTTGTCGTATGCTTGCCCCAGTATTGGAATCTGTAACTGGTGCAAAAATTGCAAAGGTTGATACAGATCAAAATGCAAATATTGCAGCTAGGTATAACATATCGGCAATTCCAAAGTTGCTGTTTATGAAAGACGGACAGGTAGTTGATCAGTTGACAGGACTTGTTAGCAGAGAAACTATCCAGAATAAGATAGATGCTTTGTCGAAATAAACTTAAGGAGGAAATATATGGCATTTGTAATTGGCGTTGCTTCTCAAGCACAACATGGCAAAGACACTTTGGCAGATCGTCTGTGCGAAAGACTGAATAGTAAGTCTGAAGGAAAATGGTACAGACGGGCATTTGCATCAAATGTAAAACGAGTTTTTTGCGAGATGTTTGGTGTCGATTCTGAATTTGTTGAAAAGTGGAAAGTTAAGCCAGAAAATCCTCCCGGATTTGATATGCCTGTACGACAGGCTCTTCAATTTATTGGTGATGGTTTTCGAAAAATCATGGCAAAGATTTGGATGGATCTTGCTTTCCGTGACACATTGCCAAAAATAATTTCTGATGTTCGCTATATCAACGAGTTCAGGCGTGTTAGGTCCGAAGGAGGGCTTAACATTCTTGTAGGAAGACCCGACAGACTTAATGATGATCCAAATGCGTCAGAAGCAGAGATTCGACCATATATCGATTGGTGCCTTAAAGCATTTTCTCCCACTACAAAGTTCGTGGATTTGAGAGATATTGACTATGCAACATTGGATGAAATTTTGCCTGAAGTTGTCAAACCACCAGAATACATGAACCAGTTTGATGCGTTCGTCAGGAATGATGGAACGATTGAAGAACTTTATGAAACAATTGATAGTAAATTGGTCCAATTCGTGGATCATTTTGTATTTGAATTTAAAGGAATATAACAATGCCATATATTAAAACAGAAGACAGAGACAAATATCAAGGATTTATAGAATCCGTATTAGGGATTCTTAATGACCCTAACGACAATCCTTATCTTAAAGGAGAGTTTTTTGGATTTTTTGTCAATCGTTTGCTCAGAAAGTTCTTAGGAACACCGGACTATACAAGTCCTGCATTCAACTCTACTTTCTTTAATGAAAGCAAGAGAAAATCATTGGAAAATGCTGCTGATAGCATTGCTGCTTCGCTCAGTCGATCTGATCCAATGTCAGCAGCAGGAGAGATGAATTATGCTGTAAGTGCTGTGTATTGGGGTTTTCTTGGAGACGCCGCAGCATTTGCCAGAGCAGGTTATGGGATTAGAGCATATCTGAATGGTGTTTTGGATAAGATCATCAGTCAGATGGAGACATTTAGTGTTTCGGGAAATAACAAAGATGCAACCATGGCTTTTCGTCGCCAATTAGTGATTCGAGGCGTTCTTGATCATGTTAAACATGAAACTTACAGACGTAATACAATGTGTTACGAAGATGAAAAGCGTATGGAAAATGGCGATATTTGGAATACAGGCACTTTAAAAATTTCTTAAACAAGGAGATAAAGTTGAAAGTTTTGTATTCAGATGAAGGTCATTTCGATGGTTGTGGCAAGGCGATTTTTTTAGCTGGTCCAACACCAAGAAAATCTGATGTTGTTTCATGGCGACCTAAAGCGATAGAGATTCTAAAAGAAGCTGGATTTGATGGAACCGTCTTAATTCCAGAAAGGAAAGATTGGTCTGTGCAATTTGATTATACAGATCAAGTTCAATGGGAACGTATAGGACTGGAATTAGCGTCAACAATTCTATTTTGGGTTCCTCGGCATATGGAAGATATGCCTGCTTTGACCACCAACATAGAATTTGGATATTGGGTTGCTAAGTCTCCAGAACGTGTTCTTTATGGACGACCAAATGATGCTCCAAATAATAGATATTTGGATTGGTTAATTTGTCAAGAAAATAAAGACGCCGTTGTTATTTATAATGATCTGAAGTCTCTACTTTTAGTTGCTTCTAACCGATAAATTTTTAAGGATTTATATAGATGATAAGATGGATTACAGCCGATTGGCATTTGGGCGAAGATCGTATGGCAATCATGCAAAGACCATTCAAAGATCAGCGTGAGATGATCGAAGTTTTGGTTGAACGACATAATGCAATTGTTGGACCGGATGATTTGGTCTACGTGGTAGGAGATGTCTGCTACCAGAAGTATCCAGAATTTCTTGAAGAAGTTGATCGGTTCAATGGCAAAAAAGATTGTCTTGCGTGGAAATCATGATCGTGTTTTTACAGACGATCAGTTGTTGAAGCATTTTCAGGAAGTTATTCCCGAAGGTAAAGGTCTGGAACTCGACGTGGCTGGGATTCAGTGTAATTTAACACATTATCCAAGTCGTGCAGTTCATGGTATGTTCAATCTAGTAGGGCATATCCATGGGGCATGGAAGTATCAATTGAATTCGGTGAACGTTGGTGTAGATGCCAACCATTTTGTGCCACATAATTTGGATGAAGCGATTCCTTTTTTCTTAAAAGCGATCTCAGAATTCTATGATGATGATGTGTGGGCTGCTTACAATGCAGCGAACCAGCCATATTTGGGCATCCGAGGGAAAAAAGGCGTTTATTTTAATGAATAGGACATCAGGGAACTTATCAGGATGAGATTCCCAATTTGATGCGTCAATATAGACCTGCCTTAAATTATTTTTGATGCCTTTCAGCCAAGATCAACTATCGTGGAAATCGAGCATTTTACTCAGTGGACAAAGACGAGATCACCGTGCCAAACAAACGTAAGTTTGTGTCTATGGGCAACTTTTACGAAACAGTGTTTCATGAACTGGTCCATCACACCAGATAAACCATGAAGAAGCCGGAAGAAGACATCATGAGCGGATTAATAAAACCAAAAGACATGAATTTTGTAAGTAAACCATGGGGTTGGGAACTTTGGATTTGCAATGGCGAAAAATATTGTGGAAAGAAAATTTTCATAAAACAAGGACATTGGTTGTCGTATCATTCGCATGATTTAAAGGACGAGGTTTTGTTTACAGAGACTGGGCACGCTTGGTTGACATATGGTTCTAATGAGCAAGATTTCTCTTGTGTAGAAATGAAGCCGGGATTTGCTTTTCATGTGGAACCCGGATTGAAACATCAAATTCAAGCAATCGAAGATATTGTAATTTTTGAATTCTCAACACAGCATTTTGATTCAGATAGTTATAGAACAACAACAGAATTGGTTGTTGACCATGAGGTTGACTCTTGATCAAAATAAAGGACTGCAAACATGGTCCTATGTTGTACCTATCCAATGATAAATGGACTGGGAGATCATTTGATCTTTATGGAGAATGCTACGAAAAGCAAATTGATTTAATGCTCAGATTCATCAATGCTGGCGATGTTGTAATTGACGCTGGAGCCAATATTGGCGACATGACAATTCCTTTGGCTAAAAAAGCTGGCATTGTTATTGCGTTTGAGCCTCAAGAATTTTTGTTTTACACAATGTGCGGCAATATTGCTTCTAACAATCTTTACAATGTCAGAGCACATTGCAAGGCTGTTGGAGATGTGTCCGGCAAGAAGTTATTTTGTCCATCGCCATTGCTTAAAAACAAAGATGGGATTTCTTTTTATGATGATCCTATGCAACACTATGGTGGCGTATATCTGACAGAAGAGCCAAGATGTGAATCCGATTTTCAAGTAGAAACGATTTCTATAGATGATCTAAATTTGGATAGATGCGACTTTATTAAATTAGACATCGAAGGAGATGAATTCAAGGCGTTGATTGGATCAAAAAACACAATTGAGAAATTCAAGCCAATTATGTTCATTGAATCAATGCCATGGAGCATGCCTAATCTCGCAGAAGCGATAAGAAAATTAGGATACGTATACAGAACAGTCAGAGCTAAATTTTACAATCCTGACAATTTCTTTAATAATCCAATTGATGAACTTAGAGAAAAAGATAATCCTGATTTGCCAATGGTGTCTAGCGACATTATTTGTTATCACAAAGATCATCAGGAAAAAATGGACTTGATGTATTTCAAAGCGATGAAAGAGATTATGTGAAATGTGTAATTTATTATCCTGTGCCTAAATACAGGTATGCAAACGATTGACAATCTTTACAGCATAGATTATCTCTATCCAAGAATATTAATTCTTGAATTGATCGAAAAAACCAAGGGCTGTGCCGTGGTTTGGAATAAGATCCGTCCAGCGGTCTATAAGACTCATTGGAAAGTTGAAGATAGACACTATGACGTGTCTCTTACTTACCTAAAAACCACATTTAAGATAGATTTCGCAAGAAACGGAAGATCTGTTTATAACGTGGATTCAAATGCAGTTGCAGAAATTGATGATTTGTATCAAATCGTAGATCTTTATCTTGAACAAGATGATTCGTTCTTGCCTGCTTTGCAAAGTCAACTCAATTGTAGACGCTATCATAGGATAAAATCAAAAGGTGGTGTTGTAGCTGGGGGAACATCTGCGTATCTTAGAAAGATCATTAAGACTACTACAGGTGGTGTTGTAGTTGGAGGATCTTCAAGTGTACTTAAATTTTTGCCGGGACATGGTGGCGTTGTTGTCAGAGGATCTTCTATAGTTCGCATAATTTACACAATTAACATCATGGCTAGTGGCGGAGTAAGATGTGGCGGAATAGCTAAGTCTATGCCTTATTTAGAGAAAGGATCTGGAAATATTGTTGTAGGTGGAGTGGCTCATGTTCCTATGGATGTTTACGTTGCCTCATTGTCTCAAAATGAAGTAGGAATAAAGAAAGTTCTTGTTAATGGATCTTCAGTTTTATTGAGTTCCCAGTATATTTATAACTTTGCCGTAGATGCGGTTAATAAAATAATCTTTTATGCGGTTTATTCTAACTCAAAAACTGACATTTATAGAATGAATATAAATGGATCTAATGTTGTAAAAATACAAGAAAGTAATCTTGGTGTTTCGCATATGGCGGTTAGTGGAACAAAACTTTATTTTGCCAATCATTTTGTATTTTATCCAGCGGCCGACAATGGGGCCGTTATAAGTTGTAATTATAATGGATCAGGTCGTCAAGTTCTTTTTGGTCGTGGACAAAAAAACATAATCGATATGGGTTATAAAAATGGTTATTTATTTTATACTTACCCTTCCTCTTCAGGTTCGCATATTGATTATTTTTACAATGGATATTTAGGTGTAATTCATATTCCCGTTAACAATGGCCTTTTTAATATAGGGACCGGAGCAATAACGGCTGTAAAAAATAAAGTTTTTCCGAATAAAATAGATTTAGTGTTTAATTATTATAACACACCGTCAAATCGTGCAAGAATTGCTCGGCTAACCTGTCCTGTCAACAACTCCTTAATTGGGCATGTGGATGTTGATTATGACATAGAAGTCATTTCAAATAACTTTTCAAGCGACGGAGGAAATGAAATTTATTATTCAAGCGTAATAGATTCTTTTGGTCGTACAGATAAAATAAATAAATTTAATTTGGATGATGGTTCAAATACAACAATTTTAAGTGAAGGTTATAAATTTGTGTCAACTGGAGTTAGTCATTTATGACAGATAATCTACTTCAACTCATTGGAATGCAGCCAGACATTATTCTTGCTGAACTGATTGATGGCACTAAGACATGTGCCATCGCTTGGGATCAGATAACTAATGCTACTTACCAC